TATGTGCTTATAACGGTTCCTCTTAACTGTGCTAACCACTGTGTGTTCTACTATAAGTAAGTGTATGCACACGCTAGAATTCAACTTTCATACTATTACTAGTGAACAAGCCATTGATGCACTTGTGTACGCACACAGTGTTACTCTTTGGTTGAAACACTCAATAGACAGTTATCAGTCAGACTATCGATCGTTAACCTTTGAGCGGTCAAGAGATTGCATGTTGGCTCAGCTTGTACTAGCCAATCCCGGTGAGTATGAGATTGTGCTAAGGTAAACGCTGGATTCTAGCGAAAAGCGTTTACCGCTTCGCGGCTGGTGTACTTGCGCAGGCGCTTCGCGCTTTTTGGGCTTAAACCCTTCGGGCTGCTGAGTTAAAATTTTAACACCTGGTGCTAAATATACATATGAGGGCAATCATACTGCTACTGCTATTAGTAGGGTCTCCTGCCATAGGAGACGAGTTTAGACACTATTCACAGTGGACAGATGAAGAGCGAGCATGGTTCACAACCTATGCAGTTGCCAGCTACATAGACTACCGACAAACTGCATGGGCTCTACGACAGACTGGACCTTCAGGCCGATATCTCTACAGTGAAGCAAATCCTATACTGGGACGTAGACCTAGTTCAGACAGCACAGCCGCTCTAAAACTGGGTGTACTTGCTGCTCAGTATTATAGTATGGGTCGTTTGGGTTTTGAACGCGAGAACTTTCGTTGGGGATTCAAAGCAGCTACAGTTGTGCAAGTGGCTGTGGTCATAAACAATGATCAACTGGGTATTAGTTTCACCCGTGCGTTCTAAAGGCTCATCTTTTGAACAACCTGTACGCTAGGGGTGTTTTAGGGCTATAGTTTCGGCGTTAAATGGCGATACTCACGTTTCGAGTGTTACACATGCACACTAGTATGTTTGGTTATGATACTATAATTTCACCTGTCATTGAGCTGTGTACTTCACAGATGTAATAGAAAGTGCCTGTGGTGTTTGGTTGCCAAGTCACAGTATCTTCTTCTGAACCGTTGTTGGTTACTCCTGCTACAGCATCGCCTGTGCCTGTGCTTTGACTGGTTTTAATCCAAAACGGATGACCACTAGCACTAACATTAAAGTTCACAGTATCACCTGTTTGCAGTCTAACAGTTGCGTTGTCACTGCTGATTGATCCGTTGCGATCTGTGCCGTTGAGTGTGTATGCTGTGTTGCCTGCTGCTGTGACATTGATATTAAATGTCTCAGGTGGTGGCGTAGTTGAACTGTCTGTTATGGTAATGTCTAGACTGTCTGCTGAGTTATCCAGTGCAAACGTAAGAGTTTCTGTGCCTTCTGTACTAGTGTCATTGGCCAGTGTAAACTCTACGAAGTCTGTGTTGTTTTGTATAGTGAAACTACCTGACAAAAGACCTGCGCTTAGATCGTTTGAGTTGATGCCTGTGATGGTGTAGTCAACCTCTGTGCCGTTTGGTACATACTGTGTGTTCAATGTTACTCTAACTGTAGCACCTTCGTTGACTGTGGTTGCTGTTGTGCTTAGGTTATATGTTGGTGTAGGTGCAGGTATCACTGTGTCACTTAGACTGATCTGTCCTGGTTGACGTCCATATCTATTCCACAGCATTCTATTTTCTGAACCAATAATACTTTCTTGGTTAGTGTAGTCTGTGCTTGATCCTGTGCTGTAGATCACTGCTTGTGCGTCTGCTTGTATTCTTGCTTGTAGTTGTGCTGGTGTAGCGTCGGGGAACACCTGTAGGTGCAGTGCTGCAACTCCTGCTACCTGCGGTGCTGCCATACTTGTGCCGCCTATTGACATGATCTTGTAATTTGTGTCTGCAGGATAATCAACAGTAGTGTATATACTAGTGTTTGAGCCTGCGCTCATAATACCATCACCTGGTGCCCAAATGCCCACGCCTGGTCCACTGGTACTGCTGGCACTCTTTTTGTCTAGATAAACAGCGCCGTCTTGTTTTGGTATAGCAGTTATGTTGCCAACCATGAATGCGTTGTCACTGTAAGGACTGCTGCCTCTAGCATAATTTTGAACAAGGCCTGAAAATGTTACTGTGTTATTGTAGTCCAATCCGCCAACAACATCTGCTTTGTAGTAGTTGTTGCCTGCGGCTATACAGACGTGTATGCCGTCTGTGATCATGTCTTCTACTTCAGCATCAATTGAAACCAAGCGACTTGGTATTACTCTGTCGCCATTGCCATATGGATTTACTACACCTGTAGCTGACCATAGTGCGCTATCGTTGTTATAGTCTGCAGGCCAAGTCCAACTTGTTCCTCTGTATACGCCATTACTAGGATCTTGGTTAGTAGTAAATGAATATCCCCAACTCATGTTTACAACTGTAGGTCTATTGTTTGTTTTTGCATTGTGCCAAAGACGTATTGTATCAAATGCATTTGAAATACTAATACCATTTCCAGGATCAGTTGGTCCTTCTAGACCTGCTAACTTCTGTGCATATATATGAGCACCTTTGGCCCAACCGTAGGTTTTACCTGCTGCAATCCCTGCACAGTGTGTGCCATGGCCGTCGTAATCTGAATAGAAGCCAGGATCTTGTGTTCCCGAAATACCTGATTCTGTATACCAGTTAATTTGCTGTAGTCTTGACACACCGTCTGCATCTTCCCACTCAGGATGATTTGCTTCTATACCTGAATCTTGAATAACTACATCTACGCCTGTACCATCAAGTGCATATTCAAATACTGTACCTGCATTGTCTAATGCTCCGTACACGTTTGTTTTATAGTTTGATCTCAACAAGCCCCAATTTACTTTTTGATCTTGATTAGTTTCGTCTCTTAGATATTCTGCTGTTTGTGATGCGTTTTTGCCAATCTGCACATCTGTTCTGTTCTCTGGTGGAATTTCTACAGCACGTATTCTTGCATCACTGCGTAGTGCTTCTGCTTCTTCGTCGGTAAGCATAAAGTGTGTTTGTACTCGAGAACCAAGGCGCGGATTAGCAATACCTACACTACGTGTTGGAATAGGACCTGCGCCGCTTGATGCAGTTAGCTCTGCTTCAACTGTTGCAAGATCTTCTCTGTTGTTTACAATTACTGTATATTCTTTTTCCATTAGGTCTTTCCTAGTTAATCGTTATTGTATTCCACATACCAAAGTGTATTGTACATTGATATCCATATGTTCCTGAACCATCTGTTGCTGTAGTCCAATCAATTTGCGTACTTCCTTGGCCGGTTGCTCCACTAACTTGATTGACTCCGCCAGTACCTTGTGCTGTTTGTATATACACCGGATGAGAACTAGCAGTACCTGGATCAACATTAAATCTTACGTTATCGCCACTGTTAAATTCTAGTGTAGGTTGTGACGAATTACTAAATGAACCGTTTCTGTCTGTTCCGCTGAGTAGATAGTTATTACCACTGTTGGTTACTGTAATAGTATAATCTGGATTAAATGCTGGTGCTACACTTGTATCATTAATTGTAATATTTGAACTTGTCGCCGACACTGACGTGCTGCTTACAGTTCCTGAAACTGTAACTGTAAATGTTTCTGAACCTTCTGTTGTAACGTCAGCTGTTGGTGTAACACTAAAGCTACCTGCATCACTGTTAATTGTTACTGTTCCTGAAGATACACTAAAGTCGCTTGCTCTGCTTACACTCCAATTTAATGTTGTACCATTAGGAATATTAGATGTAGTTACATTGATAGTTGCTGATGAACCTTCATCTACGTTTGCAGGTCCTGTTACACTATCCACTGATGGTACAGGTGCTGTGCTTGTATCTACTATTGTTATGTTCGTTGTTTCTGCAACAACTGGTCCACTAATACTATCTGTACGTATTTCTACTTTAAAGGTTTCATTGCCTTCAGTTGTACTGTCGGCTGTTGGTGTAACACTAAAGCTACCTGCATCACTAGTAATAGTAAAGCTACCTGACGATGTTGCAAAATCTCCACTGTTGGTTGCTGTCCAGTATAGTGTAGTTGCGTCTGCTACATTGGAAGTAGAAACATTTATAGTTAACGAACTACCTTCGTTAACGCTACTAGAAGCAGGTGTAGCATTGTATGTAGTTGGTGCAGCAGGAGTGCTTCCGTCATCTAAGTTTATCCATGCGCCGTTCTGATATGCTTGTATTCTATTATCTACAACATTGTATATCATATCACCGTTTTGTGCTATTAGTACATCACGTTCTGCAGAAGTTAAATTTGGTAAACGGAAAGGACCACCTGTAACCCTAGTCCCGTCTTGTGCATCAAGTTGTATATAACTTGCTGCGCTTATAACATATGGTCCTGTACCTCCTAGTACATAATCATCTGCTGTTACTTTTGCAAAAGTAACATCATCGGTAGTATTTAAAGTTTGATCATATGCTTGGCCACCGCCACTTGCATCAGCAAATGTAAAATTGCCTGCGCCATCTGTGGTTAGTACTTGATTAGGAAGTCCGTCTGATATTCCAAGGTCGAGTAATGTTTGTGCTGTACTAAGCTCTATCCAGTTACCAGCATGAGCATAGTATGCGCCGCCTGTGGTGTGTACGTGAGCAAACAATCCGTGATAGTCTGCTGCACTAGGAAGATCGTTTACTGTGTCCCATACGTTTTCATATAGTAGTCTACTAGATCCAAAGTTGTATTCATTAACAATGCCATAACTGTTTGTTGCTGCTGATGTAACTGTAGGCAGTGTTGGTTGATTCGACAGGTCGTTAAAGCTGCCGCTTGTAGCAACTGTTGCTAAACTGCTTGTTTGAGCATAGGTGCTTAGATCAGGTGGTACAAAGTTAAACACACCACTAGTATTATCATAACTAATATTACCAACACCAGATGCACTCGAAACTGGACCTACACTAAGATTAACTAAACTAATTCCGCTTACTACTGTAACTGCTGTAGTAGCATCTACACCTAGTGCTTCCCAACTTGTTCCGTTCCATGCCCAAGTAACACCAGTAGTCAGATTGGTGTGTGTAAACGATCCGTCTGTTGCTTGTCCTGCTGTATTTGGAAAATTAATTGCCATCTGTTAAGGTCCTTGGTTATAAACTGTAAAATGTACAGTCATTGTTGTATTTGTTCCGCCGGAATTAGTTGTAGTTACAGTGAACCCAGCAGTGCCTTTTGAACTAACAGCATAGTTATTTGTACTGTCCTCCAAACTAATAAAGAGTGCATAATCTATATATGATAGTGATGTATCAAATGTAATATCATAAACACCTACAGCAGAATTAACATGCGAATAGCCTGCGCCGTTGCCAATTGCACCTGTGATACTTCCTACGATATAAGGAACGTTTGGTTGTGTTATAGGTGGACTTGCATCAACCCATTGTGCAGTATCTGCATCTTCATAATAAACTTTTAATCTACCCGAATCACTTTCCCACCAAAGATCGCCATCGGTTGCAGTCACAGGCGGATTATCGCTTACACTAACGCTTGCTCCACTACCACCATCATCTAGTGTTATATTGATTTGTGTTTGGTCGACAGCTGTTCCTAGTATAACTGATCCAACTGCTGATGTATTTGTTATGCCGCCGGAAGTACTTACATAGTAAATTTCTCCCGGACTAAGATTAGTAAAGCCGTCAATTGTATCGCCTTGTACAAATATTTCTGCATTAGTTTGACCTTGTGTAAAGTTTCCGCCAGATACACCTATAAGATTATCAGCTGTTAAGTTTGAAACAATAGGACCTGTAGTTGTAGTATATAAGTTTTTTCTTAAATCTCGATTGTTTTGGAAAAGCAATTGATGCACAGCTACATCGCCACTAAAGTGTCCGTCAACAACTCTAGCATCACCTGCTTGTTGATCAGATTCAAATGTCCATGTTTTGCCGTCCTTGCTGTGTGCAGGACGTTGTCTGTTTGTACTGCCGTTATTAAAGTAACTGTATACTAGATATTGATCGGTTCTGGAATCATAGTGTCCTCTAGATGTGTTATTAAAGGCACTTGCAGTACCGTCGTCTACTGTAACACTAGCTTCTTGTGAACTAAATGTTCCGTCTGCTTGAAATGTAAACATATATACTTCAGGTGCTGCTTGATTTGAAGGTTGAGTTAGGACACCCAATCTACTGATACTAGTATTAACCATAACATCTTGTACCATGTTATCTAGTTGTACTTCTGTGCCCCAGCTGGGATCTCCTACATTGTCCAATACAACACTTACCATACTAGTTGTATTATAACCCCAAACTATAAGATAATTATCTACAGTTGGCATATACGTCATCGGTTCGTAGGCCTGGAATAATACTGCTGCGCCTTGCGTTGATGTTGGTGTATTAATATATGTGTCTGCTGTTACACCTGCTCCAGTGCCTGAAACCATATAAGATGCAAAGTATGCTTTATTACCATAATCAAATCCAACATACAATTTATTGTGATTACTATTAAAGAATGCAGCAATTTTTTGACATTGATTATTTCCTAGTAATTGTCCATCAACTGTTACGTCTACACTGCCAAATGCTCCGCTAGTAAAAAGATTGTCTGTTGAATTCCATCCTACAATTCGATAGTACATTCCGTCATTGGCGCCCGAATTAATTGCACATATTACTAACTGATCGTTTACAGTATCTGCTGCTAAACTACAAGTAACTATGCCGCCAGTGTGGAAAGCCCAGTAGTTTTCAAAAAGATCAGAACGTATATGTTGCAGTTCTCCTGTAGTTGGATCTTCTGTAAAAGCACTTAGATACGCATCATTATTAGTTGGAGTAAGTGTAAAAATGTAATTTCCTAAACGTGCATATTGATGCGATTGTGGTCCATTACGCAAAGATCCATAGCTGTCTGATGTAGGACTAAATCCTCGGTTGTTTGGTATACTAAGAGTATTTCCGTTGATATTTTGATATGTTGTAAATGTATCAAAAACATAAGACTGTGTTTGTGATATTGACGAAACTGTTTTATCAAGATTAAGAACTACAGGTTCTCTAGGTCCAAGTGCTGTTGATGCAGTAAATCTACCTCTGTATTTTTGACCATAATTGGCCCAGTCTTCTGCATTATCTAAATCTGTATAATCGTTTGAAAATGCTACCGCACCTAAGTCTGCTGTATTTGCCTTTAGTGCAATAGCAGCAAGTACTTCACTACCTATGTTAGCATTATCATTAAGTGCTGCTGCTAGTTCGTTTAGTGTATCTAAAGATTCGGGTGCGCCGTCAATTAAATTAGTAATTGCTGTATCAACATATGTTTCGCTTGCTAATCCTGTAAGATCTGTACTTACAAGATAGCCAGCATCATTAACTAGTGTGCTTACATTATCTAGTGGCTGCAATGCAGAATCTGCTAGTGAACCTTGAAATGCAGTTGCAAAGAATGTTGTATCTTCGTATGCTGCTGTTCCTAGATCAGCAATATTTGCTTTTAGTGCAAGTCCGTTTGTTATTGTGGTTGCAAAGTTTTCGTCATCACCTAGTGCAGCAGATAGTTCATTTAGAGTATCTAATGCTCCTGGTGCACCGTCGATAAGATCAGTAATAGCATCGTCAACATATACTTCAGTAGCATATCCAGTTAAGTCAACACTTGGTATTGCTGCAATTTTATTGTTAACGTATGTCTCTGTTGCATAGCCTGTGAGGTCTACAGATACATTTGCTAGTAGTACATCAGTTTCAGTTTTTGTGTAATAAGGAGTTAGATCAACTTCTGGTATTGCTGCAATAGCTGCATTAATTTGACCTTGTAAGTCACTTTCAACTGCTTGTAGTTCAGTATTTACAAATTCTTCTGTAGCAATAGGGAAGCCGCCCTTGGTTGCTCCATCCATGACACGAAGTTTTGCTGTATTTGTGTCAAAGAATACTTCACCTCTTTCGTATGATAAATTTTCTATACCATACGATGCAGGAAGTAATCTTATCGATCTTAATGTAAGGGTCTTTGACATTTATTAATCTCTCAAGTATTTTATGTATTTATCCAATACTACTTACCTTTGCGTTTAGCAATTTTTGTAATTTTTCCGTGGCCCCATGTAGTAAACGCCCATCTTTCGCCGTCTATTGGCGCAGTTGCTCTATGTAATATATTAGACGGAAAAATAACTGCTTGGCCGACGCCTAGGTCCCATTTGTGTTCTTTAGATTCTAAATATGCGCCTGGAGCTCTTTGTAATGTGCAAGTTAAACCTAACAGTCTTCCTGATTTCTTTTTACCGGTAAATTGATCGTAGTGCCAACCAAAAAACTGCCCTGGTTCATACTTAGCAATTTGAATAGGTCTAGCTACTACATCAACAGGATACCCTATATCATAAAAAGGTTGAAAGTATGGTAGTAGATCTTGTATATCAAAAAATGATGGTGTCCACCAATGTGTTGTACTGGTGCGTCCTACACCAGTATAATTTCCTGCGACTCCGGATCGTTTACCAGGAAATTTTGATGCTTCGTCTATTATTTTTGTACAATCTTCAGGCTTAAATAGCTGAAAGGGTTTGCATAATTCAATACTATCTGGTTTTATTAACATATAGTATTTAATATTTTTTAATTGGTGTTGCCTCCGGATACTTTAATACAAAATGTGTTCCTTCTTTTGTATCAGGTATTTCAACATAGATATCACAACGACAGTAAATATCTCCTGGCAGTGTTTGACTTTCACTTCTTAGTAACTTCCACTCCCAGTCGTTAGATTCTATAGTTTTGTAAATCTCTTCTCCTAGCTCACGCATAATCCAAAGTTGTTCTGTTTTTGTATCTGCATGTGTCCATTTATACTCACAAGAACTTAAATAATATCTCATGCTGGGTATTCAAAGTTTTGACAATCGCTGTGTTTAGCAATAAACTTTGCTCCGTTACGCAAATGAAATTTTTCAGCCATTTGTGTTAGAGGACTTAGTGTAACATATCTTTTAATATATGGATTATTGCGTTTAATTTGTTTTTGTGTAGCAAATATAATTTCTCTGCCTGCGCCTTTTGTATAACTCCATACAGTATAAAATACAGCAACATCAACGCCCGGCCAACTCATATCTAGTTCTCGAGTTGGAACTTCATCCATATATGCAACACACAATACAGCATTAATTTTTCCTGTATCATCGTCTTCTAATACATATACTTCTCTGCCTGACCGTATTCTCCATTCGGCTTCTATGTGTGGTCGGACTGGATCGTCCTTAATAATATCAAGTTCATAGTCTTGTAAAAGTCGAAGCAACTCATTCGTCTCCCAGGTTGTTTAAAAAGTCTCTTAGTTTAGTTGAATCTGTTTCTGCTTTAATTTTTTTAACAGGTGTTCCTTCATCAGGTGTCTCATTAGGAGTCACATTAGATCGTTTAAGTGCTTGAGCGATTGCACTTGCGCCGCCTGCACCTGCTGTTGCAGCTTGTTCGTCTTCTTCACCTAAGTCTTCAATACGCAATGTATCTATATTAAATGCTAAATCAATTTTTTGTCCAACGCCGCTTGAACTTCTAGTCTTCATTAATTGTATCTGATAGCGTCCACGTTCACGCATTGCTCTACTTGTAAAGATACCAATCAAGTTGTCTGCTGTATTAATCTTACTAATACCGCCTGAAATATGCGAGTGATCAAATTCAATTTCTTCTACAGAACTTCTATTCAACTGCGATGCTGTAACAAAAATACAGTTTAGTTCCATAGCCAAGTTACGCAACTCTTCCGATACATACTTGTCTTTGACAAATAAGTTTTCTGCTGATATCTTTTGTCCAATTGGATGCATCAAGTCTAGATAGTCAATTAGTAGTACGTCTACTTTGCGTCCTGTTTTAATTTCATACTCTTTTAAATATGCTCTAATGTCGTTTGCATTTTTACCTGTAGGCATATACTTGACTTGGAAGGCGCCTGACTTCTTACCGATCATTTTAACTTTCATTTCAACATCGTCAATACTCTTAAACACTTCACGACTTGGAATCTCTGATGTCATACTATCAAGACGCATACTAACTAGATTCTCTGAAAGCTCAAACGTCAAGTACATAACGTTCATGCCCTGCAAACACCAGTTAACACCTAGGTTAGCCATGAACAAACTCTTACCTGAACCTGAACCACCTGCAAAAATGTTTAGCTCACCTCTGTTGAATCCACCAAACAGTTTTTTGTCTAGTGTAGGCCAGCCTGTACTTACTTGTCCGTTCTTGTCTTTGATTGCTTCTAGTCTAGCTCTCGGATCTGCAAAGTAGTCTGTGCCTAGATCTTTTTGCAAGCCAATCTGTACTGCTTTCTTAACCAAATCCTCAACCGGGCCATACTCCCCTTTCTCCAACAGATCTGCGCTATCAAGGATGGCCTTTTCCAAAGCCTTGTGTCTGGAGAAGGTTTCGAATTCTTGAAGTAACCAGTCATAATGGTTCTCCTGTAGTTGTCCTGGATCTTTAAGTTGTGCATCTGTTGCTGCATTAATCATGTCAAATGTAGGAATAGCATTATGCTCTTCTACATAATCTTTTAGAAACGTCGCTGGCGCCTGTAAACGTCTATCAAATGTGTTTGGATCAAACACACCCTGACAGCGTACAAAGCTCTCAGCGTCTGTCATAAACATTTCTAGATATACCTTTTGTATATCATATCCGTAATCTGTATTTTGTCTGCTCATTCTTTTCCTATCGGCGGAAGTTCTTCTACTGTAATTATGCTTGGCACTTCATACGTAAAGGCCTTATCTGACTCTGTTGTTTGCTGTGCTTTGATACTCAAGTATAACACAAACAGCACAAAAAGTAAAGAAATCAATCGAACCATTTCTTTGCCATCAATCTTATTTTAAGGGGCGACTCTGTTGCATGTACAGCTATTGAGTGTAGTGTGTATAGCCTTCCGTAACGTGCAACAGCATCGCCAATATCGTTAATATCTTCTGCCCAGGGTGGCATGCTTACTGAATATCCTAGCTCAATTGCTCGCTCTACTAGCTTAGACCCTGCTTTGTCTCTGTCGGGTACTACAATGATCTGCTTCTGCAGTCTGTTGAGTAACATAGCCTGTTGATCTGAAATCTCCGACCCTCCTAGTGCGCAACCTTCTACGTGTAGTGCATCGAGCTGACCCTCGCACACAATAGCAAACACTTTGGTATGACGTTGCTCATCTAAGTTGAATATGTATCCAGGTTGTACCTCTGTTAAGTACTTGGGCTTCTTATCTGGTGTAATAGCTCTAGCAGTCCAACCCACTACCCTACCTTCGTAGTAGAAAGGTATGATCAATCTATCACGGTACCCTAGGCTTGGACTCCAGTGATAGTCGATATCATCTATGCATAGATTACGTTCTAGCATATAGGCAAAAACATTTACCATACGTTCTGGTATAGTGCCCGCTTCGGCCCATTGATGATCTGCTAGTCTAACAGCATCGTCTGGCAACGGGACAGTGTTGAATGAGGGCAGTTCAGCTATGCGTGTTTTTGCCTCTACACCTTCATTCTCTCTCATCACTTCCAACGCCACCTTGTTGATTATATCGTCAGGCGCTCCTGTCCATTGTAGAAGTTTTCGTAACTTGTGTGAGAAATTTCTGCCCGGTTGCCAGCTTGCTTTGAAGCCGCAGTTAAAGCAATGATAACTAACGCCTCCATCTGGGTTACTTATAAGGCCACCACGGCCGCGAGTGTCTGCACTGTGACCATTGTGATGGCAACACGGTGCGTTAAAGGATAGCCAGCCACTAGGAGTTGTTTTCCTTTTAGCAGGCAAGTATGTCAGAACTGTATCGCTTACTACACTCATACTATTATTATAGCGTCAGTACAGTGTAATGTCAATCAGTTTCTGACTAATATTTTTGTGATTTTATTTTCTGGATTTGCTGATGTTTTAAATCTTAGATAACTGTATACACCATTAAAGTTAAACGGTATAGGTTGAGATTCAGATCCATCAAAATTGACTGATTCAATAGTTGCCCAGTTTGTAGCTTCATTTAAACTATTATCTAATGTTGCTTGAATTAAAATGTCGCCGTCATAATTATTTGTATAAAAAACCGCAGTGTGTAGTGCATCATTTCCGTTAAGTGCAGGTTGAGCTGTTACTGCTTCGCTTACGTATTCGTCACTATCGACACCAGCTTGTAAGAATGTTGTAATAGTATACGAGTTCTTTGGACCAGGAAATGCTTCACCTGAAAGATGTAGTGTACCTTTTGCACCTAGTTGTTCGTCTGCATAAGTTAGTGTTTTTGTTGCTGCTGTATCAGTTAAATAAACACTGTAGGACAAATATTGTGAATCAACATTTAAAGTATCGTTTTCAGTGATAACAATTTTAAATAACCCTTTATTTGAAATAACTACTTCACCAGTATGCTCTATTACTTGATTGTTTTCAGAATCAAAAGCAACAAAGTGTGCAGTTTGGTTTGTTAATGGAATAGGTTTTTGATCAGGATTTAAAATCTGAAACTCTAAGGTATTATCAATACCTTTGTAAATTGAAATTGTTTTTTGATACACTGGTCTATACTCCGTTACGAATCCTGCCACATTGGCTACAAGTTTGGTTCTGTTGTTGACTAAATATCTAGATATAAGTGACATACTGTATTTATAGGAATTAATTAATAAAAACATGATCCTAAAAGAATTTAAAGAAAATTTCCCATTCATAAGTATTGTTTCTTATGGCGGTACGGAATATGTCGGGATTATTATCAATCAAGACAATGTTGTCACCAGTATGTATGTTTATACTGATATTAAATCAGATAACGAAAAAGAATTATTTCTTGAACTTGGAGAAGTATGGTGGTGGGAATCAAATCGAACAATACCAATCAGTATCTTTTTACGTCAAGAAATGGAGGCGTTTGCATATTGCATTATAACAATGAATTCTAAAGATGTAAGAATTGTTGACGGACCATGTGTAAACATAGGCAATTTAAACGTAAAACGTGTTAAGAGAAAAAACGTACAGTTAGTAAGAAAACTTAAGAATTAATTTGTTCACATAACAGATTCATATGAACAACTACTGCAAAAGCGTAGCTCATGGCATGCGCCTTTTTAAAGTAGTACTCTCCGTTATCTGGTTTGACCCAAACTTCCTGCATTATCTTTTCCCAAGGTTCGTTCGCTAGGTGTCTCTTGGCTGGTCGAATAATTGCTAAAACTGCTGCCAGTTGTTCCACACTGGAGGGCTTTAATGTCTGCAATATATTCTCGTGTCCGTTTACGTGGAATAGAAGATCCGAAAATTCTTTGTGCTGTAAAAGTGTCCATTCGGGAGTCCTTTCTAATAGTTCTTGTAAATGTTGTTCGTCTCTTACATCTTTATATATCGAAACATTTAAAAAATCAAGTTTAAAGTATCCGCGTTCTTCTGCTGTCTTATGTTCAATTGTAGATAACTTATCTATTGGATTATGAGGTATTTCTGTAACGTAAACACCTGTGTTGTGCTTTTTATCGCTATCTAATTTAGCTACACGGTGTTGTATCTTACTTAAGATAATATCTCTATCTGCAAAGTCTATATCAATATCAGGCATTATTTTATATAATTTAAGTTTAGTACAACTCTACATTTTTGATCTGTACATGTTGTACCTGTGTGAAAAGTTTTAGATGGAAAACTTACAAATCTGTTTTCAACACTAGCAACAGTGTCTCCATTATCAAATTTAGTATATCCATTATTTGTATTTAAGTATAACACAGCCGTAGTACAGATGTCAAGTAAATCTTCTCCTACTTGAATATCTTGATGCATACCTTGCTCTATTATTCTATCATTAGCAGGAGCAAAATTAAATTTTGCTCTTAGCAATATCCTTGGATTAATTTTATTAATAATAGGATTAATTAATCGAAACTGTTCCGATTGATGAGCAGGTGCTGCATATACAGTATTGTATAGTTGATAATCGTATTTAGGTTCAGGTGCAAGATCTTTATCTAAATTTATTGCTTCAGAATAATACCAAGGAAATGCTTCATCCATGATAGAAAACTGAAAGAATTTAAATTGCTCGTCATCTAAAAAATTGTCAATTACTTCAAGATTCAACCTAATTTACCTTTCTCTCTTAATTCTTTTCTAATTTTTGTAGCACTAATATTGTGTACTTCTTCGCCGAGATCGTGTTCTGTAAACGTATAACCTACTCCTCGACCATAGCTAATATCAACAATATTAGGAACTTTAATTATAACATATTCTTTATAAAGAGTAAAGCCTTCTTTTTCTAACTCAATTTTAATATTATTCATTACTTGTTTAACAGTCCAAGGATTATCATCTTGTCCAGGAACTCTTGCATTAGCTTCGGTATCTTTTGGTACCTGACGAATCATAATACATACCTGTCCAATTTCCGCATATGCTTTTTTAAACAATGCAGTATGGCCAGGATGCCACGGTTGCCAGCGGCCTAATAGTTGTGCTGTTGGTTTATCAAAATCAAACATCTTTAACTCCGTATCTTATGTGTTTATACCATACTCTTTCGTGTAGGTAGTATAACACAAATTTAATTATTAAATCAGCTACAAAAACAGCACCTACTGCTTTTGGTGGTAGGCCAAACATATACGCAATCGCTGCTGTAGTTATGCTTGCAATAATACGCCAAGTAACTGCTTTAGCTAAATGACGCTTTGGTGATACTTTATTTTCCATCTTCTAAAAACTTTGATACTACTTGCATTAATTGAACGTGTGTGTCATCAAACCATTCACTAACGTGGTAATTAAATTCGTTTTTTGTTAGTGGCTGATACATTGCATTTGTGTCTGCAAATCTTCCTTCTTTTATTGTATCCATCCATACAATATAATCAGCATCGAATTGTTTACGAGCTTCTTTAGTTGGTGCAATAAAATCTGCTACTACAACTTTACCTGCTTTGACTACGCCGTCTGCTAAATGACGCATACGTTGCGCCTGTCTTAATCTACCTTGATCTGAGAAATCCCAGTCGTTATATTCTTCACGTATTTCGTCTGCATTTAGATGAATAGCACCGATCAATTTGGCAAACGGTGCTGCTAATGTGGTCTTACCGCTACCCGGTAATCCACAAATTAAAATTTTCATAAGTTTGATTCCTTTGCTACATCTTTGACCAGTTGGACATCTGATGGTTGCCTTTGAAATCTCATTGCCCAGTGCTGAGGATTAATAACATGATAAACCATTTCCAACTGTTCATCGTTAAACTTATTTAACATTTCTTTTCCTGCTTTACAGTTCAAAATGAGCCAAGGACTTACCTTACCATCTTTAATATCCCATACTGCTTTGTTTAAACTTACGTAATTAAAATAATGATTCCATGGCGCACTTTTATCTTCAGCCCATTCCATCATATTTTGTACACTACGTTCTAGTGCCGTAGTAACATCTTCCTTAAGAATAAATTCTAATGCATACTTTTCATACAATTCATCTCGTGCCCAATGATCTAACTTAACACCACTAGTAACAACATAATCTATATATTTTTCAGGATATAGTGGCTTTACATTAGAAATAAAACTACCAAACTTAACAAACGCATTATAATACTGGCTGTCTACAAAGTCAGCATATGTTTTTTCTTTCTTAGCACCTGCACTTAATTTATAAAATCTTTGAAATGCGTACATGCCATATCTAACTCGTTTTTCATCTTTTTGTAACCAACGTCTCTTTTTTTCGCACATATGAGCTGCAAGAGTTTTTTCTCGCATGTATCCGTTACCGCAATATTCGCACTTATATGGTTTATCAGAGTTTGGCATCGATGTCATGTTCTTTAGCCAATTCTTTGAGTTCTTTTTTTGTAGATAATCTAGCAAGTAATTCTACCTCGTCTTGTTTCATGTTTGGATAAATTTGTTGTAATAATTTTATAGCATTGTTATTACCTGTTTTCTTTTTAAAACCTATCCAAACATGCTTTCTAATACTGCTGTCAGCGTTATGTGTAGAACAAAGTAACTGCCATTGTAACTGAGGATGTCTTGTTCCTAGTTCGTTCCAATTTTTATTATAAATTTCATTAGTCATTACTACTGCAAGTTCTTGTGCATCTCTGTTACCCGATACCGAACTTGCATATCTATTAAGTAACCAAAAGTTTACACATTTTTTTTGCTCGTCTGTAAGTTCTTTCCATAGTGATTTAGCATTTGAATCTATACATGCTAGTACTTCTTTTACTGGAAATTCTTGATATGACAACTTTTTGACTCCTTATACTTAATAGTATACACTATATTTTCTTATAATGCAATTAATTTTTAACTTCATCTCTTATAATATAGTATGTTGTTACTAATTGATCCATTAACTTTTTAAGTGTTATATTTTCTTGTGACAGCTTGCATAGTAGTTGCCATTCACCGTAGTCTAACAGTTCTCCCTGTGCTCTAGCAACACCTGCAGGATCTCCGCCTATTATCCAACGTGGTTGTGAATTATATGGTGGATCTCTATATCTTGCATATACTACTCCGTCTGCACGTTCGTATATTAACGGTTGTCCAGGAACCAGTTTTCCCATTATATCAGTAGCCCATAATCTATTATTTCACTTTGTCTACTAATGTCTTTTACAAAATAAGCACATTGCGGTTGCGGGTCATCATTAATAGGCATTGTTAGTAATTGTCCTGTTTTCATTTTAGGAAAATACCATTTTACGTCATTATAAAAATTTGTAATTTTTATTTCAGCAAAGTCCATTTTAAAACTACTTAAAGGATTGAACAAAAATGCTTCAAAGCCTCTATTATTTAAACTTGTTAAAGGTAGTACTTCTAAATCCATTCCTGTTTCAGAATCGCCAACTGCAATATGCCAATCAACTGGCACTGTAATTTCGTTTCCGCCAATATCTAATACCATTGCAGGAGAGTTAAATGACTCTAAAAAAATTAATGGTATCCAATAAAAGTCAGGCTCTTTAGGGTTCGAGTTATCAAGAACACTAAAGCGTATATCTTCTTCGATTTCATCAGGTAACTTATCTAAATGAAAGCACCTGTTTTCTAATGTTAATATTCTCATTATTATTAATTCCAATCTACCTTTTCTATGGTGAAGGGGTATTCTGCCTCCTTATAGAACTTCTTACGCTGTGTCAAGTGTCGCTTCGCAAACTTACACGTAGAAGTTAAATCCCATATTTGAACGAAGTCTTTATCTTTTGCCTTTCTTACGCCTCTGCCTATAGACTGAATTACCCTGACAAAACTTTTGCCAGGCTCAATGAGAACAAGATTAAAAATACGCGGTATATTAATACCCACAGCCGCGACCCCGTATGTTGCGATAACCACGTGGTTAGTTCCTTCATTGATTTCATCATATGCCTCCTTGCGATCTTTTAATTTAACATCGCCTTTAACAAAAACACTACCTGGTATCCGTTCTTGTAACATTTCGCCTGCGCTAATTCTGTCAACAAGTATAAGAGTGTTTCCGTCTTGTTTTACTGTGTTTAATAATTTGCCTATGTAATCTATTCTAGCCTCATTTGTAACTAGATACTTTAATTCAGACTGATAGTCTGAAAATGCTTGTGTATCCATTAATTGTACTATATTAACATGACAATTAGATAGTACGCCTTTATCTTGTAATTCTTTTGCAGTAATACTACCTATTACTGGACCTAAACTTGCGTGTATACTTTCAAATTCAAACTTTTCTTTAGGCACTGTGCCTGTTAGTCCCCAACGGATAGGAGCATTGCGTAGGTTGCGTGTAAGCAAGTTCTTAAGAACTTCTGCTTTTGCTTGGTGTACTTCGTCAACAATAATAGTGCTGACACCGTCTAAGAACTCTGCAAGGCTTAGTACTGCACTGCCGTCTTTGAACTTCTTATCTAGAATATTCAAACTCTGCCATGTACAGATAGTGTGAGTCTTACCTAACTCTTTTCTGTCGCCGAAGTACACCCCTACGTCTAACCCACAATTGATATAGTCTTCTTCTGTCTGTGTAACTAACGATTTGTTAGGCACAATAATAAGACTACGTCCGTACGGCTCACTTATATGCGACAGTGTTGCAGTTGTAATTGTCTTACCTGCACCTGTTGCAATCTCTTGCAAGCTCTGTGGGTTTTGTAAAAAGTTATTAATTGCTGTAACTTGATAGTCTCGGAGAATGATCTCTTCGCCTTCTGCTGGATGTCCTTTAGGCCAATGTACTCCTTGATCTGCCCAGTAGCGTTCATTTATTGGCTGAAAGTCTAACTGTATTGGGTGTCTACGATCTTCAATATCTACTATTTGTACATTGTTTTTTGTAAGTACGTCCACAACAGTATCAAGATGGTTAACGTAACCAGTGCCGCCGATGCCAAAAAAAGCAACTTTGCCATCCCAACGCCCGAGCTTATACTGAGGCATATATCGTGCGTAAGGCACTTCGAATTTGAGTGCATTGCTAAGTTTACGTCTGACGTCAACTTCTAATCCTTCTAACTTTATGTTTACTTCATCTTCAATTATTAATTTGCAACTAGGCATATAATTTCCATCTATTATTGCTACTAAACCTTGGTACTATATTAGGTTCTTCAGAATAATCAACTATTAAATCAAAGTTCTTAACCCAACTAGAAAGCTGCGACGAGGTTCTAAGATTTTTAAGCATTAAAGCAGTTACAGGTTTACATTTACTCTGTAACAGGGGTTTATTTACTTTATTTTTACTAGTATACACTACTTTAGTATTTTTGTCAAGAGGATTATTTAAATTTTTATCTCTAATAAATTCATTATAACCATTACTAACATCGTTTGGTAGTCTATATAAAACAGATATTTCTTCTGTAGGTATAAGATGACACATATGGTGATATGTAGTAGCTAATGTACTATAGGGATCGTTTTCATCTAAAAGTATTAATAATGGAAATCTTTTTAAAACAAAAAAAGAATTAAAAAGTCTATCTAAAGTCCATTCTTTTGAGCTAATATGTATTTCGTTACTTTTTCTATTTGCAATATTTTTTGAAAGTATATCATGCTTTTCAATATCCAACTCAGCTTTGTTATCAAAAGAAGAAATTCCGTATAACAAACTTCTATCTTTATAACAAATAACATTATCGGAATCTAATTTTCCAAGTTGTTCTTCAATAACTTTTTTTCCGTTTGGATGCATATTTAATAATTGATTGTTTTCTACCCTAATAGTATAATTATTAACATCAATTTTTCTAATCTCGTTATATAATGACATTACGTCATCTGCTACTTCAAAACCGCAACCTTCGAATGAATTAACTAACCTAATAACAGACTTTTCAGTTAGCAAGAAAAAGTGTTCATGAGTTCCTTTGTGATGAACATACTCATCTCTCTTATTTGTAATACCTTGTAGTTTTAAAATACTTTTTTTACTAAACGGAAATCTAATTTTAAGATACTCGTGATTAGGACGTTCGTGTTGTTTATGTCCAATTGCTTCTTCTGCAGATACAATTTTAATATATTTAGAACGATCGATTTTTCTTAGTGGGTGTCTTAAAGTATTAACAGCCTTATTAAAATCACAAATGTCTATAAATTGATCTTGATAAGATGACAATTTTTCTTGCATAAGTGAATACTGTCTATCAGTTAATGGAACACCTTTAAACACTTGTCTAGCAATACTGTACATAATACTCATATCACTAGAATCAATTTTTATCTGTGGCACGTCAGCTCTCATGCCAGCGGTTACTTCTAAAAGATCTTCAATGGTAAGAATTATATTGTTCATGCTTATAATATAGCATGATTAAGCACCTTTGTCAATCTTTTTAACGGCAAGCCTGCCTTAATTTCTTTGATTGAAAACTCTGTCCATGCATAGTCATTGAGCCATTGTGTTCTATCAGGTTTCAGTGGGTTTTCAATATTATGAAGAAAGTCTATGTCATTACCAACTTCGTATGCAAGAGAACTAGATCCTACAAAAGCAGGAACACCTTCTAGTATACTGTGTATGCCTGGATTTGAATTATAACTAACTGTTGCCCAAATGTTTTTAAAATCCAAGTCATAGTTATCATTGTTGCGATCTGTTGATAGTCTTCGAGGCTCTTGTCTAAAAACATTTTTGTATTGATGTTCTATTGACGGTAAAGGACAGCGAGGATGAGGTCTAAAAATTATAGGACGAGATGAATATTTTTGGATTGTTTCGATAGTATTCATTGCCCAATTACTCATACGAGGCATATCATGCCATTGCCAACTTCTTTCATGTTGTCCGCAGATTAAAATATATTCACCGTCTTCGCGCCAATCTTTTAATTTAAGTCTAAGAAAATTAGCACGCCTATCATCATTGCCAAGATCTCCAAAATATGCATCTCTATTAATGCCATTGAGTCCTACTTTCCATGTATTATTTCTTTTGATGCCGCCGACTTCTAAAACTATAGTTGGTTTTGATTTTTTGTTATTGTTGTCCCATATACTTTTGTTTTTAGCCATTCTGCCATACCACAGTACGCTCCATATAACATCGATATCAGAATTAAGGTCATTATAAACAACGTCATGGCCAGCAGCCATGCAACTGTTAGCAAAGGCATCAAAAACAGGTTGGCTATTGAGTGCGCCATTATTTGTCCATAAACTAAATTTCATACGTTAAATACTACCATACACTATCTGTATTTACAAAGGATTTAAAATGTCAGCAATAACTGTGGTAACTACATTTCATGCACCTGGACTAACCAAATATGGGCAAAACTTTTTAGACACGTTTTCAAGGAATGTAGACCAAAGAATTAAGTTAATAGTATATGCAGAAAAATGCAAGCCAAGAAACCCTGATCCATCTAGAATTGAAATTTTAGATGCAGATCAAGAGCTACCTAAATTACAAAAATTCAAACAACGTTGGAAAAATGTTCCTAAAGCAAATGGTACACCTCCTCCTGAAATAAAAGCACGTAGACCGCGCGATTGGCACAAATCTTTTAAATGGGACGCTATACGCTTTGCTAATAAAACATATGCTGTGTATGACGCTTATATGCGCTCTAAGGGGTGGTTAGTATGGATAGATGCGGATACAATATTTCACAGTCACTGGAGTTACGAAGATTTTATTAAGTTATTACCAAAGAATGTTTGGATAACATATGTAGGTAGAGGTAAAGGATCACAAACTTGGCCCGAGTGCGGATTTTATGGTATGAACTTGAATCATCCAGTGTGTCATGAATTTTTAAAAGAATTTGAACGCATGTACGAAGATGCAGAAAACGGAATATTTAAATTAGAGGAATGGCACGACAGTTATGTGTTTGGTCATATTCTAAACAAATATAGAAAAGATTTTCCTAAAGTATTAGACTATACTGCTGCTGTAACATTACGCACTGCTAAAACAGGTGGCGGAGGACATCCGCTTATTAATACCGAGTTAGGTAAATGGATAGATCATTTAAAAGGTGATCGAAAAAATTACGGCAAAAGTTTACAAAAAGATTTAATTCATTCAAGAACAGAAAGTTATTGGTCTAGTTAGATGCCCACTTTCTCATCCAACGCCAGCAATTACCGTTAAACAAATCATCTTGATTCCAATGCATTTGGGACATCTTTAATATCCACTGTGATCTATCGTAGTCAGCCGGCATTGTGATTCTTCTTAAATCAGTATGTGCAACTCCGTATGCTTGACAGTTTTGTGGTTCAGGATCTGTTATAAAAGTTGGTACTCCTTCTATTACTCCTGCAACTGCTGGGCTTGAATTATATACAACTAAACTATGTGCGTCTTGTAAGTCTTCTAATAAAGATATCTTTTTAGAGTCAGCTACATCAACATTTAATCTTCGTATTTTACTTTCATATCTATAAGACTGTCCGTCGCCTGGATGTAATCTTACTCTAATAGGCATCGGTGTAACGCCTCTTATTTTTTGTACTGTTTGTGTTACCCAGTCTACAACACTTTTGCCATTCATGCTCCAGCCGCCATCTCTTTGAGCACATATTAATATATAACTACCTTTATTCAGTTTCCATGGTTGTAGATCAAAATTTAAATCACTTTTAATTTTTTCCCACCTTGAAGGATCAACAGTCTTATTACAATATTCTCCAGTAGTTGGAAAAACACCATCATAACTATAACGTAAATATTTTTGAGTATTTCCTGGATCTCTATATAAAAATAAATTGCTATCAATTATTATAGTTCTTTTATTGTTAAATTTTTGTAAATTTAAAACATCTTTTCTTAATCTTAGATGTTTTGTATTTTTACTATTTTTATGAACAAAGCCTTGCAGTATAGCAACGTCACAAGCCATAGGTTGCCATTGACGAGAAACCTGTCCTGTATCTAATCCAACACGATTTACTCCTGCTATAAACTTTTTTAGTATTGCAGGTTTTTCTGGATTTTTATTACCCGGAGGGATGCCGTTTAAATAACTTACTACTAACATAAATTAAATTCTTCTTGTATCTTATATGCTGTGCCGTCCTTCAATTCTGACGTAGTGTATTGACAATATGCTAACCAATGTAGCCAGTTGTCTACTTGTGTTCTATCAGGATAATATGGATCTTCTATTTTTGTAAAATCATTTGAGCATACACTCTTTGCTGCATTTATAGGAGCATCTGCAAAAGCAGGTATTCCGTAAGACACTGCTTCAGTTGCAGCAATACTATTGTATGTTACAACTGCATATATATCATCTTCATCTAACTGATTGAATATACTTTTATTACCGATACGTTCTCTTCTTATTGGTTTATCTCTCACAATAATTTTTCTATCAGTATGATTTTTTAATTTTTCTAATGTATTTTTGACCCAGTTGTCTCTTGTTATTCCATAAAATTTACACGGTTTTTCTGATGGAGTAACTAATAAAATATTTGAACCTTGTTTATTCCACTGTCGTTTATAAAAAGATTTTGTTGATACTTTTAATATTTTTTCAAATCTATCTGAAGGGACTAATATAGGTGATGTGTGTTGTACATCGTTTTTAACAACTCTATGATAATTTTTTCTCTTACCGCAATTACCTAAATAACCAGTATCAATATAATAAAAATCACGTCCTGATATTCTACACTCGTTTACTACTCTAAATTTGGTCATTCCTCTAAATGCTACAGGGTTATCAAGTGGCAAGTCTTTAAAAGAATCAGGGTCTGAAATACCTGCTTCAGTTCCGTATCTCCACAGTGTTAATATAGCATCATCTTCGTCAAGTATTATCATAGTCGTTCGATATCTTCTTCTATACAATTTTCACCATATTGAATTTCAATAAGTTTTAGTGACTCTGTTGTTTCGTTTGCTAGTTGATGCCACATACCTACTGGAATATGTAATGATTGATGTTTGGTAAATTTTCCATATAATTCAAAGTCTGTAGATACGTTTAAAGTATAAACAGTAGCAGTTCCTTGATCAACAAACCAGTGTTCTGATCTATCTTTGTGCCGTTGCATAGATAATTTCTGCCCAGGCTCAACGGTTAATTCTTTCACTTTAACTTCCTTTCCTGATTCGTGCAATACACGGTAGTATCCCCACGTGCGATTTGTTTTTGGTGCTTTCCACTCTTGTAGTATCCAACTAGAACTATTCTTTTTGTCTTCTCCGCCAACACCAAATACATAATTTACATCACTGTGTGATAGCATTTCTGGTATGTTATGTTTTGTCCGATCGCCACCGTTGGCAAATATAATTTTATGATCATTGCCCCAATAACTTTTTACTTTATTAATAGCATCTATTGCTGTGTTATCATTATCATTAAAAGTAATAACTTCGTTGACTACTTCTAACATTTCGATTATTTTTACACGCTCTTGCAAATTCATAAACGGTTTGCCTTTTTTACGCATTAACCATTCGTCAGAATTAACACCTACTATTAAGTATTGTCCCAATGCCTTTGCTGCTTTAAAATATTCAATATGACCAGAATGAAGAGGATCAAACCCTCCAGTAACTATTACTATTTCCATATAGATATTTATGTGCGCAGTTAACTACATAAATACTATCATGAGCATATATCTACCGCACAATGACACAGTTTTTATACATATACCTAAAACAGGTGGAACAAGTATACTACACTGGATGCAAGAAAACTTTGAACATGAAAAAAGAGGTGAAAAACATTTTGACTATAAAATGTATAAAAAGAAATTTGGAGATCCAACACACCACTTTGCATGTGTTAGAAATCCGTATGCAAGATTATTAAGTTGGTTTCACTATATGGGCGAACAGGCAAATGCTAGACTATATGCTGTCCAACAAGGAACACTTGACAAACCTCAGCCTTGGGACAAGTATGCATATAGAGCTTACAAAAGAGGATTTAAAACTTGGGTTAGAGAAGCAATTCATGAGCCAGCAGATAGAATATGGTCTTTTAATATCTTACAAAATCAAGTTGACTGGTATAATACAGAAACAGTAGATTTTGTTTTAAAGACAGAAACATTAGATAAAGATTTTGTACAGGTTCAAGATTGGCTCGATTGCCATGTACCGTTAGGTCATCTTAATAAAAGCAATCACGGTGACTACAGAGAACAATACGATTTTGAAATGAAATTAGTTGTACAAAAATATTTTGAAAAAGATTTAGATACCTTTAAGTACATTTTTTAAGTAATACAACATACTTTACAATATCTCGAAGCGGACCTTTTTTTACTTTTGCTGTCCATTCTCTAACTTCTTCGTGTACTATTTCCCAATTTGATAATTTAGATATTTTTTCTTTCCACCACTTAGGCGGCTTAATAATTAAATGAGCATTACGTCCGTCACTTAGTGATTTTTTTGCAGGATGACACGCTATTAAATGATACTGATATAGTTGCGCTCTATGTGAAAGGTCTTTTAATGTGTTATCAATAAGATTAGGTTCAACATGTTCTAGTACATCACTGCTGTATACTAAGTCAACTTGATCTGGAAGTTTTATTGGGAATGTTACTGGATCGTATGTGTATACATTAATATTGTAATTAGACTTTAATGCAGAAGAAGTTAGTCCTTTTCCTGCACCAAAGTCTAATATACTATTAACTGATTGATTTTCTATAAGCTCTTTTACTTCGTTTGGAATATTTGATGCAGTTCCAAATGTTTTTTTGTTGTGTAAAAGTTTTAATTCTTCTAGATAATCATTTGAATGAGACATTACAACGTTGCGTCTTCCATACCTGCTACACGTAATTTGACTACGTTTGTAATTTGCCACTGTTTTTGATCAAGTGCTTTTAAAACACCCAACCATTTGTTACGCATGAGAGCAAATTCATTAATAATTTTTTCATAATCAACTACATCACTCTCACCGTCAACATATTTTTCAACATCACGACTTGATAAAGCTCTTTGATAGTTTTCAAGATATTTTTTAAAGTATGAGCTACGCAATCTACGTAATTCAATATTAAGGTAGTTAAGTATAGCTTCGATTTCTTGTAACTGATTAAAACGGTGTTCCACTATACCAGGCATAGCAGCCGCTGCCTTTTCAACATTACCTGAAAGTTTACATTCAATTTTTGCATCATTCAGTTCACGTTCAAAATGTGCTACTGCGTCTGGTATTCTACCTACATCACGAGATATTTCGCTATACCAACCCATTAATCCCACTCATCTTCTTCATCAACATAATCTTCTGAATCAATATCTAAATAATAACCTATCGCTTCATCAAGTGCGCTGTCAATTCCAAATAAATCTTTAAGTTGATGATCTTCGACGCCGTAATCGGCTAAGTGATCAACAAACTTTTCAGCAACTATTTCAATTTGTTTTTTATCTAAATATTCTTTAAATAAAATCCAAATATCAGCAATTTGTTCTTCATTCATTTGTGGTAAGTTCCTCGATTGGTTGCACGTTATCAACATCTTCGTTGACATCGTCGTCAGAGGTATTTACCATATTTGCCTCTTTTTCAAGATAATCTGACATAACCGTATCGAGTAATTCACCCGTCCATTTTTTACGATATTCTAAAATCTCTTCACCTGCATTAGTTACGTACTTGAGTCTGTTACCACTTTTTTCAATAACACCTTTTGCTTCAAAAAGTTCTAGTAATCCGCTATATGGATTCATTCCTGTTTCATAAGGAATTTTAACTTGTACGCCTTCGAAAGGTTTTGCGTAACGTGTTTTCATCACTTTACAACCTGCACGAATGCCACGCACTTCACTAATCTTATTACCGTCTTCATCTTCTTTTAGTTTCAACTTCTTCATTGCAACTACAATAGACGATGCATAGATAAATCCTTGACCGCCTGAGATTTTATCATCTGGATCAAACATATCTTGTGATGCGTAAGTGTGATTAGTACATACAAGACCTACATTATGTGAACCAATCATGTTTACAGTGTTACGAACAAGTGAAGTTAGTGCCTTAGGCTTACGACCCATATCACCTTTCATATCACCTTTGTTAAACTGATCTACATCTGTAGGTGTTAACAACATACCTAAACTATCAATTACAAACATTACTTTAGGACGATCTTCCTCTGGCATTGCTTTATAATCTGTCATAAATGTACTAATAGTTTTAGCAACATCGTCAATCATTGACATATTAAGTTTAAGTAGTTTTTCTTCTGACGTGTCTACGTCTAATGCATGTAGCCACGATTCGTCAAGTGCATTCTCTGAGTCAATAAGAACTACAAAGATTCCTTGTTCTTGAGCGTATTTTACAATGTTACCTGCACAGATATATGATTTACCTGCGCCAGATTCACCTGCAAATACAGTTACCTTACCCATCGGAACGCCTCGGTTAAAGTCGCCGCTGATAAGATAGTTAAGTGCAAAGTTGCCTGTACTAACCCAATCTGTAGGATCGTTAAATCCTGCACTCATACCTTGAATGGATTTTGTCAACGAGTTTCGAAACTTCGTTGGATCGAATGCTTTATTCGCCATATATATCTCCTATCTAAAAAGCATGGGGGATTGCTCCCCCATAATGTTATTACTGTCCTTGACGTGCTCTAATCATTGCTAGAATGTCTTGAGCATTGCCACCTTCTGCAGGAGCCGCTTCAGCTGCTGGCGCTGGTGTTGGCTCTGGTGCTGCTTCTGCTACTGGAGCAGTTGGTGCTGGAGTAGGTGTAGGAGCAGGAGTACTTGCCGCAGGTGCTACAGGATCTCCTGTTGCTGCTGACATGCCTGCTGGACGGAAGTAGTTGCTCCAACGATTTGGATCGTATGCTTCTCCGTCAACACTTGCTTCAAACATTTCAGTCAATACTTTAACTGCTGTTTCGTCTGGCTTCTTAGGTAGGAAGTCATTTAGATTAAACAAGCCGTGTGTATTAATTGCATTCATCTCTGCATCACTTAATGGACGCTCTCTACGAGCCCAATTTGATGTTGAGTAGTCTGCATAGCCGCCTTTTGAACTCTTGTTCAAACGGAAGTCTACACCAGCAGTATAATCTGTTGGCAACTCTTCCATGTCTGGATCCATTAATGCTTGCTTAATGATCTGGAAGATTTGTGGACCAATGATAAAGCGTCTAATTGGATTTTCAGGTGCTTCGTCATCGGATAGTGGATTATCGGTTACAAAACCTTGGAACAAGTATGAACGCTTTTTCCAATACTTACGACCCATATCTTCTAGACTTGGATCTTTGAACCAGCCACGTACCTCTTGTAAGATAGGGCATGATTCACCATACATTTCCATACATGGAACTTGTACTTGTACTGGACGTGAATCAGTTTGTCCTTTAATACCCGAAAACGGAAGTTTGATCATCAAACGTTCTGCCCAGAAAAAAGTATTATCTGGATTACCGTCAGGAAGGAAACGTAGAGTTGAACTCTCGCCTTCTTTCATATTCCAAAATGGGTAAATTGGGTTTGGACCGCTTGGGCCATTTGAACCGCCTGAAGTGCGGTTTTCTTGTTCTTTGAGCTTTGCTCGAATTTCTGCTAATGATGCCATAATTATGCCTCCTATATTTTTGCCTTATAGCTTTGTGCCTAAATTAAGTGTAGCACATTGTATATACTACACTCTATTATTTATCCTGTCAAGTCTTTTTTGACAGAAATATGAATGAATTAGCTGATTATCTTAAACCAGCTAATTCACGCATTCTTTCATACTCTGTATCAACTTCCATTTGTTGTGGTTGTGTTTTCATTTGGAAATCGTCGAATAGAGCATTAACTTGTTCGATAAACGCCTTAGCAGGTTCTATGAACTGCTCGCCGTAATCTTTCTCTACCATGGTAAGTACAGCGGTTTCGCCTTTTGGGAACTCGCCTATTTCTCTATCGTAATAAGATAAAATAAACTCGCCTAGTGGTGTCTTTTTGTCTTTTTCTAATGTAATTTCATCACCGTCTGGGCCTTGAATCTTATCGCCTTTTTTCTTACCGTCTTTCTTTGCCTGACGTACAGCGTTAGCATATGCATTGCCTTCTTTTTCACCTGCTGGGTTTTTTACATTACGACGGTTTGTTTGTCCGCCTGGCATAGGTAGTTCGCCTTGCTCACGATCTTTAATACGATCTGGGTTGTCTCTATCTTTGTCAAGAATCATAAATTCATCGTGTGAACTATATGTATTTGTTACAACTTCGCCAGTTTCGTTGTCTTTGAATTTTACTTTCCACTGTTGTCTGCCTTCGCCTTGACCAACAATAACACCTACTGCATTGTCAGGCTTTTCATCAGTTGAAGTATAGAACACTTCAACTTTGTCGCCTACTTTAGGATAGATAGTTGTACCATCGTGGAATACTTCTGCGCCTGCTTCGCTTTCTGGTTTTTCGCTAAACTGACCCATCATTTCTTCAAAGCCTCTTTCTATTTCTGCTTCGGCCTTAACGCATGATCCTTTTTCGCCACGCTTCTTGCCTGGTACTTTTTTGTAACCGTCCCAGCATTTGTCATACATTTTATCGTTGCCGTGTCTTTCGCCTTCGTTTGTTTTTTTGTATTCTTCTGGATCACCAGTGCCGCCGCAATCTGGACAACTTTTAGGACAAGTTTCGTCACAATCGTTTTTTGCTTCTCCTAATAAATCATCTGGTCCTAATTCTTTTGCTTTAGTAGCCTCTGAAACTAGATTATAGATATAAGGAAATACGTCTTTAAGTTCTTCGTTAAACTGTCTAATAGTTAGTTGATCAATCCAGTTTTCTGCAACATCACTTGGAACATCTTCTAGTACTGGGGTTTCAAATGCTTCAAATGTTTGCTTGTAAAAACTTGGTTTTTGGAGACTTTCGACTGTTTTCTTAACTGTTTGTATACGCTCTTTAACAATGTCCATATACTCGCTAAGACTTTCTGCCATTACTGCTGAACGACCCATATAAGTTTTAAACTTACGTAGTTTTGATAATTCTTCGCTTAGTCCGGTAATATGCTTGCCAAAGTCATCGTAAGGTTTGCCACCTTCAGCAACATGACGTGCCATTGCTCTTGCGCCAGTTAAATGCTTATACGGATATCTAAATCTTTCTCCGTCTGCACTTTCAATATAAATCGTACCAATCTTTTGTGTACGACCCGATGCAAGTTCTTGATTAACACTTTCAGTGTGTTTAATTACAAGTCTTGCATTATCAACGTCTTGATAACTTATACGTGATGTGCCGTATAGTTTTGATTCATTCATTTTATCGTCCCCAGTTTTTGTTGCAAGGTATTTATAGTCTCTTTTTTCTAAATTTGATTTTGTAATATCTCTAGTATTAAATCCTAACATTCTTTTTTTAGAAAATGTTCTTAATTCTTTTAAAAACTCAAACCATAAACTTTTTGATACAGCATTTTCTACTACTTCTTTATTAAACATTACAACAACACCATCATCAGCTGACAATGATATACTTACATTTCCAAAATCTTGATTTTTATCATTATATGCAAATTCAAAAAATCTTGCTTCTTTTGGATCGTTAACTACGTTTCCTTCGCCGTCGCCAATAGTTACATTGGAAAAACGTCCACGTATTTTTGAAAATAGTTCTTCTGCTGTTTGATCAAGTTTATCCATACTAATATTTATCCAAAGTTGCTAGATATGAAGATTGGCATAGGTGCTTCATAATCTTCATCTTGTTCTGCCTGATTAAAAGAATTATAAATTCTAGGATCCCAATCTTTGAGAACACTCATCATTCTAATACATAATAGTGTAGCACTAACTAGATCGTCACTCATACCCGACTTTGCTTGAAAACTTGATCCAGTTGCAACAAAACCTTTTAATTCAGATAGCAATGGTTTACTTCTAACTATCATTTTATCATTTTCAACCATAGTTTTTAATCGACTACATGCTGTAATTTTAGTGCTGTGTGTAGTATTAAACCCTTTACGGAACTTGCGCACATGTCCTTTTCGAATAGGTTCAGACACAAATAGTCCTGGTATATTCTCTTCCCCAAAATCGTTTATAACGATTAGTGCTGCTTCTCCAATGCCGTTATTTTCTACACTCCAATATATACTATTATCGTTTTTTGTTTGATCTGCGATATACTTACATATGTCAGCAAGTACTCTAACCTGTCCAGGTATACCTGTTTGATTATGTTGCCATTCTGCTACTTGCTCGTAGCTTGGTAATTCAAAAACTTGTATAGCTGCATTATCACCACCAGTACCCATGCTAGGATCTAAACCAACTGCATACGTAAATTCACTTGTAGGTTTTTTATACCAACGTGTTTGACCCATATTAAGAATTGGACTTTCGCCTTCCATTGCTGCCAGTTTTATACTGTTAATAAGTGTTTCGTCAAATACTAAAAATTCACAACCATATTCACGTCTAAACTTTTCCTCGCCTATACGACCAATTTCAGCTTCTTTCCATTCTTCATCTCTATCAGGATGTTCTTCCCACTCTGCTCTAAAACTATGGAATCCATTTATTCCAACTTCTTGTTCATTACCGTGTGCATCAAACTTGTCTTCAGCTTGTTTCCAAATAGTAGCAAATGTATCTTCGTCCGAGTTTGGTGTGCTTGTAATAATAGCACGACCACCTGTTGCTAGTGTAGGTGATATTGAAGTCCAAAACTCTTCTGCAATGTTAGGTTGCACAAATGCAAACTCGTCACAGTATAGTAATGATATAGACATACCACGTCCTGTGTTGCCCGTTGTTGTTTGGCTTACAATACGTGAACCATTTTCAAACTCTATGCTACCTTTGTTGTAACTTGTAACACCGGCTCTAATATGGTCTGGACATGTTTCATACACATATCGTATACGTGCCATAATCTCTTGTGCGCCTGTGTACTTGTGTGCAGCAATAAGAATTGTTTGATCTGAATTAAACATTGCATACCATGCAAGATAGATAGCAGCACAGGTTGTTTTACCTGTTTGTCTAGGCATCATGTTAATATTAAATCTATAACTATGATAACTGTGCATCAATCGCAATTGATACTCAAAAGGATCAAACAATAGTTTGCCTTTTACAGGATGTTGGATATATGCAAAACTTCTTGCGAAGTGTAAGTAACCCTCGTCAGGATCCATGCACTTTGCAAGATCTTCAATTTGTGCATTAGTATATGTTTCTTTTGTATTTGCCTTTTTAGTTAAGACACCATCTAAACTTTTACTTGCCATACTGTATTTAACCAAAAAAATAGGCACCGAAGTGCCTATTGAGTAGTCTAGGGAAGTGTGTTACTTTTCTTTAACTTTTTTCTCTTCTTTGTCTTTGACTGCCTTTTTCATTGGCTCTTTTTTGTCGCCATCACCGTCAATGTCAATATAATCTGGCTTTGCTTTCTTTTCGCTTAGTGCAGCATAAAGGTCTGCTTTAATATTTTCTAATGCTGGATCATTAGTGCGAATTGCTTTACGATCCTTTGAACGATGTAGATCATCACCGTCCGGTGTTACATCTTCGATATCACCAACTCTAGGCTCTGGTTCATTTTCATAGCCTTCTTCGTATTCAATGTCGTCGTTGCAGCCCATCGCTGTAATGTCTTTGTCGCCGTCAACATCGTCTTTGCCTGGAATCTCTGGATCGTCCATCGGTGAATCAACAATGTCACGTAACCTTTCCATGTCTAAACGTGGTGCAAGCATTTTAGCGTCTACAGGTTTTGCATCACCTAGTCCTGCATTTTTCATCATGTTAAGTAAATCTTCGACATGGTCTTTACCACTAGCATTAATTGACACGTTCATAGATACAGGATTTCCTTTATCTACTTCTTGTGGTGGCATTGCTGGTGGCATACCTGGCATCTCGTTCATGCCACACTCGTCTAATGATTCTAATAATTTTTTCATTTCCATTTTATTATCCTCCTACTACCGATGTAGCATTTTCTGTGTTATCAATATCACTGCTTTCACCAACAGGTGCAGCGGCAGCTGGATCGTGTTCTCTTTCTTTGCGAGCAACTTCTAGTTCTTTTAATAGGTCCATTACTCTGTTGCCTGCTACGGAGTCTTGCGCACTTTCTCCGCCCATCTCTTCTTGAGTAAGTTTTACTTCGTATGCATCATCGGCTGCTTCTTCTTGATAAAGTTCAAGTGGATCAGCAGCATTACGCACAACAATATGGCCTGCTGGGCAATCGCAACAAGCATCTAAATATTCACCCAATACTTGTGCAGTTGTTGGATATAATAGATCTGCTTCAAAATGCGTAACTTCCATATTGTGTAAATTAGGAAAATCTAAAGGACGTTCTTGTATTGGTGTCTTTTTACCACTTGACAATTCTGATACTTTAAATCGTTCTAAACAAGTTTTTAGATAATCGTTAAAACCGTCTGGCAACTCGCCAGCGATTGCTATTTTAAATGGGTAAGTCTTTTTAGACTCTGTTAAATATTCTTTAAAAGATTTCATTGCGCAATATCCTATTATATATTATTTATCTTTATCAAGTCCTTTTAGCTTCTCTAGTAGGCTATTTCTGTCAGTGACTACATAGTTTTCGCCGTTAATAATATCACCATCGTTTACATTAGAATCATTATCTAGCTTCTGTTTTTTGAGCTGTAATTCAATCATTTTTAGTTTTTTATCTAACTTTTGCGTTTTAGCATCTAAACTAGTCTTGAGCATATTACCTGCTACTTCAAAAACTCTGCCACTATACCGACTTTCTACATTCATTCCTAAGTCCATTAGATCATCATATGCTTGCATTGCTTTATCTGCAACTTCGTTTAGCTCTTTATCTGCTAAATCTCCTAGTCCTTTTACAGCAGGTAGTGCAGCACTAATTTTATCAAATTCTGCTATATCTCGAAATGTGTCTTTTTGACGCTCTATTTCGTGAGCTTTTTGATCTTGTTCTTGTGACTCAGCCTTTTCAATAATTTCTTTTGATTCAGGCAAGTCTAATAATTCTTCTAATTTTTTTGTCATAATTTTCCAACCATTAACTGCTACTATTATTTATCTTCTTTTACCATTGTGAAAAATATCATTCTCTGTAACAATTCTAAAATAAATGCCTTTTTGTTTACACCAAGCTCTTGCTGCTTCCCATTTTGCTTGATTAATAATCCAATGAGCTTGGTTTGCACGACTGCGTCCTGTTTTTTCTTTTAATGATTGATTTTCTGGTTTAACTTCTATAAGTTCAACTTTTTGCTTTCCTGTTTTACTTGCATATGCAATAAAAAAGTCAGGAACATATACAGTATGTTTTCCTGTAAATGGATGTCTATAAGGTATTTTTACTGCCTCACTTGCCCATTGACTGACGCTAGGATGTTCATCACAGAATCTCATAAAGGCAAATTCCCAGCTGCTTCTATAAGTTGGTGTTGTATTTCCTAGATACTTATCAGGATTTTTTAGTTTAAATTTACCTTGAGCAAATTTTGGCATGGCATTATTCTTCCGTGCCGATGATAATTTGCCCTACCATTGATCCGTGGAATTGACAAATATAATAATAAGTGCCAGGAGTAACACCTGCCGTATTCCATGTGCATGTTCCAGACTGTTGTCCGTTATTAGTAACACCAGTTGAAACTGTACTTCCAGTTCCTGTTACTGCGGCTGTTTTAATCCAAAACGGATGTCCACTAACTGACAAGTTAAATTCAATTATATCACCTACTAAAATTTCTATAGTAGGATCATTTCCTGAAACTGCTCCATTTCTATCTGAGCCTGATAAAACGTAAGACGACGAGCCGCTACTAGTAACTGATATATTATATGTTGTAACTACAGGTGCTACAGACTCTGTAGTAATTGTAAATGGATTTAATACACCGTACTTACTATATAAATGCCTGTTAGGAGATCCCATTATACTAAGTGTAAAAGACCTATAATCTGAATCATTGTTTGCAGTTTGATTGATAACTGATTTTGAATCAGCATTCATAATGTCTTTTAATTGTGCTGGTGTTAGGTATGGGCGAGATTGTAAATATAATGCCGCAACGCCTGCTACTTGCGGTGATGCCATTGATGTACCGCCAATACTCATTATTTTATAATCTGTATTAGAAGGATAGTCTAATGGTGTGTAACTGTTAGTATTATAGTTCAAACTACAAGTACTCATTATATCTGTTCCGGGTGCCCACATATTTACTGCTGGTCCTTTTTTACTAGAACCAGCAGTTCTGTCAGTTACCGTTGTAGGTGTAGAATCTATATTTCCAACTATAAATGCATTTGAACTATAAGGTGAGCTTGGTCTATGATAATATCTTGTAATACCGCCAAAAACTACTGCATTATCATAATCTGTTCCGCTTGGTATATCTGCTTTATAATAATCATTACCTGCGGCAATGCAGATGTGTATTCCATCTGCAATCATATCTTCTACTTCAGCATCAACGAATGCTACTTGTGAAGGTATTCTTCTAAAGTCTGGATCATCACCGCCACTAAATTTTGACACTATGCCATAATCGTCCCAAAGTTCGGTATCTGTTTGAGCTGCGAATGTCCACGGTGTACCTCGATAAGTTCCGTTATCAGGATCTTGTGTATAAACTGCACTATATCCCCAACTCATATTTACTATAGTTGGCCTACTGTCTGTTTTTGCATTATGCCAAAGTCGGATTGCATCAAAAGAGTCTGAAATAGATATTCCATTTCCGGGATCAGCTGTTCCTTCTAGACCTGCTAACTTCTGTGCATATATGCGGGCACCTTTGGCCCATCCATAAGTTTTACCTGCGGCAATACCTGCACAATGTGTACCGTGTCCATCATAATCGTTGTAGAAGAATGCATCTTGTGTTCCCGAAATACCTGATTCTGTATACCAATCAATGGCTTGAAATCTGCTAGTGCCTTCTGCATCTTCCCATTCAGGATGATCTTGATCAACTCCACTATCTTGAATAACTACGTCTACCCCTGTGCCATCAAGTGCATACAAATAACCACCAGGAGCAAGTTCACTCGAACCGTAAATATTAGTTTCTTCAATACAACGTCTTAGTCCCCAATTAACATTTACCGAAGATCCATCTTCTCCTCTTCTAAACACCACACCTTCACTTTGTTCTGCGTTTAGACCTATTTTAATATCATCTCTTTGATCTGGAGGAATTTCTACAGCACGTACTCTTGGGTCATTACGTAGTGCTTCTGCTTCTTCGTCAGTAAGCATAAAGTGTGTTTGTATTTTAGATCCAGGCCTAGCATTAGCAACGTCTACAGCTCTATTAGGAATAGGACCTGCACCGCTACTAGCAGTAATTTCTGCTTCAAGATCAGATAAGTGTTCCCTTGCTGTTGCTATTACGGTGTATTCTTTTTCCATTCATTTCTACCTTAATATAGAGGCTGCCAAACAGCACCGTCATAAAATACCGGATACGGTCTTGGTGTAGATGATGATGCTGGATCCCAGTTATTATAATCCGCAACAGCAAACGTTCCGGCTACAGGATTTAAAGGTGCAGCACTTAATGGTGTTAATTTAAATATGCTATCAAAATTTGCTGTGCCATTGATGTTTACATCATCTGCTGCTGTGATATTTACGCTGGCTGCACTAGTAAATCCTAAGTTTCCTGTGCCTACACTTGCTAAATTTGCAATTTCAAGTGTACCTGTAAATGTACTTGTTCCTGAACTTGTGATATCACCAGTTACATCACCAGTTACATCACCAGTGTACATTGCTGTGCCGCTGCCGCCGGCATCTACATCAAGGATAACTGATCCACCATCTGCTGTTTTTACATCGCCATGTACTTCGCCCATTACATTACCTGTAAAGGTAGGAGTTTCGGCGCCTATATCTAATACTACACTTGTAGTAGGATTGGCAGGATCTGATACTACATCACCGTAGTACCATGCTGTATCAGCTTCTATGCCTGCATTTAAAACTTCACTGGCACTAGGATCTGCTAAGTTCCACACTAAACGACTACCGTAGTCTACAGGTCCGTTATCATCTGCAGGAAGCCATTTGCTTTCACTATCATTCCATTTTAAAACTTGATTAGCAGTAGGCGGTGTTGTTGATGTATCTACATCTGTTAAGTCATTAATATCAGATACATCGCCGCCGCCTAAGTCAGAACTGTTAGCAAGTTGTACCCAATTGCCGCCATGTGCAAAATATGCTGCGCCAGTGGCATGAACATGGGCAAACATACCGTGATAATTCGTAGCATTAGGTAAATCGCCTACTTCACTATACACGTTTCCAAATAATACTTTATTACCGCCCATGTCTAAATCAGAGCTAGTTACAGCACTAATGGCGTCAGAGTCTGTATACGATGTGCCTGAGCCAGCGTTTGCTACCCACGTATAGTTTGCCCCATCCCAACTTAACACTTCAGATGCTTGTGCTTCACTAACATTTAGATGAGTATCAACATCGGAATTAGTATAAGATCCGCCACCGCCACTAGAAAGTAAACTGTCGATGTCTGTAAGTTGATTAATATCTGTAGGTATTGTAGGTTGTTGTGTTAAATCATTATAACTGCCACTAAACAATACTGGCTTGTCGGTTAGATCATCATAACTACCACTAAATGCACTGTCAGACACTGTTGCTGGAAACCATTCTGTACCAGACCATTCTAAAACTTGTCCAATACTCGGAACATTACTTGAAACATTATTTAAGTCGCCTATGTTAACAGGAACAGCTGGAGCATTTTCTAAAGACGAATAATCACCATCAAACAATTCTGGTTTACCTTGTATATTATTCCAAACAACAGGTGTTTCTGCAATCGTTGTTGCATTTGTAACTCTAACATCTAAGTCGGTAAAGTTTCCATCTAATTCTGCATAAGTTAACTGAGAACCTTTGTCTGTTCTTAAAATTATTGCCATTGTTATTCTCCCACGTATCCCGGCTCTACATATCCAAGAGTTACATAATTTTCTTGATTTGATATAATTGTTTCTTCTGGTGTTTCAAAAACTTCTACATTTCTTGATTCTAATAAAGTTTGTTGACTTTCTAATCTAAAACCCAATGTACTAGTTTTAGATCTATTATAGTTTAAAATTTCTGTTACTAACGTACTAAGTTGTAGTTCGTTAAATCCTTTTAAGCTATCTAACAATTTAAAAATAGGTACGTTGTCGATCTTTGCTTGCTGCATTAAGATAGTGGAAACACTATAAGCGGCTGTCTTTTCAAAACCTCTTTTTTCAAAAAAAGCAATTACTGCATCTACTTCGTTAGATGAAAATTCTAATTTTGCTGTATAAAAATTATCAAAAAATTCTCTAACTGATTCGTCACTTGATGTAAATTTTGTTTGCGGTATATTTCCTGTAACTGCCATTTTTAAGTTCCTGTTGTATTTGGTAAGCCATTAGCTTCTTGTGCTTGTCCTATTTTTTGTGCTTTAGCTTCTTGCGAGGTATTATCATTCTTACTTACTGCTTGTGTTGTTTCAGTACCTTTGCCACTATTCTTGCCAAAGAATGTACCTGTAATTCCGCCTGGTGAAGGATCTTGTCCAGCACTTACTATTGCATTAGTTAGTATACTAAAACCTTCTCTTTTAAGACTGTCTTTTGATAAATCTCCTGCATTGCGTACTGTATTTGCCGCAGTAAGTAATGTTCCTAGACCAACATTACCACTAGTAATATCACCTAATACACTAGAAGCACCGTCTAATATGCCGCCACCGCCGAAAAGATTAGCAACGCCGCCGCCTTGTACACTTAAAGGACTTGGTGTTTTATCATAGTGACTAGATGCAAAAGTTGCTGGATCGTCTTCGCCTACTACACCGTCTGAATATAAAACTGCTTCGTAATTTAAAGCCATTTTATTTTCTACTATGCCGGCGCCGTCTGTTTGGTCCATAGTATCATGGCCCCATGCTGTAATTATTGGATTAATTAATGTATATTCTTGATATTGATGTCTACTAAATTGATATAATTTTATATTCTTAAAGAATGGTTCAAGTTTATCGTTGTCTAAACCAAACCTATAACCTCTTCCGTTACTTTCTTTATATGTACTTCGAGGATCATATGTTGCACTAATATCTGAAATATTGCCGTCTCTATAGTAATATCTATAGTATGCTTGCATTAAAGAATTAGTAATTCCCAAATTATCGTCGTGCATAAGAATGTTAACCGGAGAATAATCAATTCTAGTTTGTATATTCTTTTTTCTATTATATTGATTTTTTGTATCTACAGTAGCAGTATATTGTGGCAAATCAATTTGCTTACAAAGCATATTCATTTCTGCTCTATGCCTTTGTGCCATCTTTGGAAAAGCCCTAATTACTGAATCTGTAAAATTAAAATTTACAAAGTAAAGGAATTTTACCTTAGGTGCAAGACGAAATGCATTGTCAACATATAAACGCTGAGCATGTTGGAAGTCGCCTACTATTCCTTTTGGATTAGTAACTCCACCGAAAAAATTATCTAAGAATCCGTTTAACTTGTTTGCCATACATATATTTATCCATAAGAAAAACCACGCAGATAATAAAAAAGGAGACCGAAGCCTCCTTTTTCGTTTGACAATCTACTTTTTAAGTTTACTGTGCGCCGCCGCCGCCAGTTACTAGAGTGTTAACTGTACGACCAACTGCTGTACCAATACCAGTACCTTGTGGTGTTTGAATAGCATTATCGTATCTAATTGATAGTGCGATAGTTGCTGGATCATTGGTAGCATATGCCATTGTGTTATAGTTTGCATTAGTTAAGAAGCAACCATAGCACTCCCAAGTCTCTAATACACCGACTTCGTTTGCACCGTTGCCACCGTCAAGCATTTCAATACGAGTTAAGAACTTGTAATCAATACCTGATGCTGCACTTGACTGTTCAAAGAAGTCAAATTGCTTCTGAAGTTGCTCGCCAACTTGCTTAGTAACGTTGTTGCTTACATCGTCTCTTACGTTAAGAGTAATTGGTTCCCAAGTGTGCTTACCTGCTAGGTAACTTCTTGAGTTGTAAACATCTAAAGTAATTTCTTCAAAAGTTAAGTTAGGACGAGTTACGTCTACTACTTGTTTTGTTAGTTCTGTTGTATTACCACTTACGCCAAAGTTTTCTAGTGTCACTCTAAAGCGATACTGTAACTTAGGCATTAACAAGCCTTGGTTACTTGCACTAGAATCACTAGCTAGTGGTACTGTAATTTTTGATAATGTTGAGATTGCCATTTATATTTTCTCCTGTTGCTAGTATTTATCAAAGTAAGGACCCCTTTTTTCAGGGGTCCTAGCCCTCATTTAAAGTCCTGCAATTTCTCCTGTATTCTTAAGTCTTAGTGGAATGTAAATAAATTCTACTGCTTTAACTGGTTCAATTGCAATGTCTAAGTATAGCTCATTACGATCTATTCTTCCTGGAGTATTGTTTGATTCATCACAAACAACTAAGAAGTCATAAAGTGCTCTTTGTCCTACTAGCTCTAAACATAAGCTCTCTGCTGCTGCTTTGATTTGATCTCTAGTAATCTTATCATTTGGTTCAAACAAGTAAGGTTTTGCTAGTTTGTTTAGCTGGCTTCTTAAGTAAACAACTAAACGTGCTACGTTCACTCTATCAAGTGAGCTTGCATTTCTTGCACGAGTTTTTTGTCCAAATACAACAAGGCCTGCGCCTGCTAGTGTTGTAATTGGGTTAACTGCGTTTGAATACAATGTATCGCGTTGACCTTCGTTAAGTGCAACACTTACAAATTCTCCTTCGTCACTAATATAACCTGTTGCTGTTGCATTAGTTACACCGCCACGTCTTGTACCTGCGGGTGCAAACCATGGATAAGAAACTTGATCACTTAGTGCAATAGTGCGAAGTGCCATATGACTTGGTGGAACAACAATGTTGTTACCTACGTTATCACTTGTAAATCCTGCTGGATAATAAACACCCATGTACTCGTCTCTACTAACTAAGCCGTCGTCGTTATCTTCAACTGCTAGACGAACGTTAGTACCCCACTCATTAAGTGAAGTTGCATCTGGCTTCAATCTCATTGGACTGTCGCCTACAATAAATGCACTTAAACCTCTGTCATAGTTTAGACTTACCATTTCTCCAATTAGTTCTGGATAACCTGGTGTTGCCATTACATTGAATAGTCTAGTTTCGTCATCTCTTAATTCGTCAACTCCGCTAACCATTGCTTGTAGTCCAGTAATAACAATTTGACGCTGTGCTTTACGGCCAAAACTACCTGATCCATCTGCTTGGTTAGCTGATGCTGTTACCCAACGGTGTGGATAGTAATTTGCTTGGCTTTCGCCGCTAACTGCATTGTCTGCGTTAATGTCAACATAATTACGTACAAAACGCTTAACATTAAATCCACTTCTACGTAGGTTCCATAACAACATACCTCTTGGATATAGTGCTGCTTGTGGAGCATCGCCGTCTACATAATCTGAACTTAGCAAGTCTACAATATCACCTGCTGTTCCACTGTTTGCGCCTGCTGTGTTGTAACGTGCATCTGCAAATAGTACACCGTTTTCTGTAGTTTGATCTGAGCTATCTAGTAATACCCACTTTAGAGTAACGCCATTATAGCGATAAATTAATGGATAGTTTTCAATATCAGCAGTGCTTACCCAAAGGTCGCCTTCAACTAGTGGTGAACCGTCGCTTTGCTTTTCTGGTTCTGTTGCACTAACTATTGGACCCATTGGATCTGAATCAGGATATGCTACACGATAACCTCTCCAGCTATTACCGTCATGTACCATAATGTCAACTTCGTCAACAACTGAGTTATACCATAGTTGGCCGTCTGCTGCTAAACTTGATGGTGCATCATCGCTTGCTGTTAGTGTTGCTTTTTTCCAGTTACTTGCTGTTAATGTAAGCGGGTCATCTGAACCCGAAGTTCCTACTTTAACATAAAGGTTTGCTGTTCCTGAACCGTCTGCATAATCGTATGCTGTAAAGCCTGCGCCTGATAGTGCTGCTGAAGTATCAACAAATTCCATTTCGCCGCCAGCGGTATGTTCAATAACAACTCTATCACCAACTACACTTGCAACAACATAGTTTAGTCCTGCTGAGTTGATAGCACCTGCCATAACGTCAGCATCATCTGAGTTTCCTGCTACTGCAAATGAAACTGTTACAGGATCACCAACACCTTGTACGCCTGGTGCAGATTCTGCAATAGTAAATGATTCATTACCAGGAGTAAATGTTGCTCCAATTACGCCGCCTTCGATTCTTGTAGTTCCTGTGCCTACTCTTTCGTATACAGTAAATGCTGCTCTTGCTGGTGATGTGCCTTGTGCATTTGATAGTACATAAGAATCACCTGCTGCAAGACCAAGGCCGCCACTTGAGCGATCTAAATCAAATAATGCGCCTGCTGCTGATGCATAAATTGGTAATTCAACAGCATCAAAAAGTTCTGTTTCTGAATTCCAACGCTTGTATCTCCAACGGGCACCTTGATTTGGTTCTGTAGTCTTAACCCAAACAGATCCTGTTGGACGTGGGCTTGTGTCGTTCATTTTAAATTCTGGAACACTTGTATGTGGGCTAACTTGTAGTGCAGGACAAAGTTTTGTCTGTACTGAAAGTCCTAGTAAAGGAAGTAAGTCACCGCCTACGCCGGCGCCAGCTGCTAATGAAATAGTTGAGTCTGCTGAACCATCATTAAAAATATGAACTTTGCCGTCAATTTTTTCTAATCTTACGCCTGTGTTTGCATTAGCTAGTTGAATATTTGCTGCTGAAATAGTTGCGTCTAGTGTTGCATCTTCTGCAATGCTATAATCAGCTGCTCCAACTGATAACGTAAATGTAGCCGAACCGCCTACAAAACTTGCTTCGTTTGCTGATGAATCAGCAACTATTGTTGGATGACTATCAACCCAATCATTGCTTCCTACTTCTACCCATTCGCCTAAATAATTCTTGTAGAAAACTTTAATTACGTTTGTTGTTGCTTTAATAGCATATTCGCCTTTTTGTCCAACTGATGTTTTTGGAGATCCGTTTGGTGCAATTTTTGTAGTATCAGTAATAACAATAGGTGTTTTAACTTGGAATGTTTGCCCGTCTGTTTGTGCTGCTGATGCACCATTCCATTCAAATATGCCCCATGCTGTATTTTGTGTATCAAGCCAGTTAGTTCCGCCTGCTGGATTTGCACTTGGTGCTTCTGCTGTAGGCTGTAGTTGACCTAAGTCAACGTCTGCTCTTGTAACATATACTGCATTGCTTACGCCTAAAAGTGAGTATGCTGCTTGTAAGCCGTACTCGTTTAGTTCTCCGCCGTGTACTGGGTTATTGTTTGCATCAGTATAAAAAATTGGATCGCCGAACTTATCTGCAAGATCTCTTTGCGATGTTAGTAATACTGGTTTTTCAGCATTAGCTTTTGTTGTTGCTTCTGCTGTTGCTGTTCCGCTACCGTTTGTTTTATTTTCTGCGGTAGCAACGAATATCATTGGTACAGTTCCTGGTTCTGCCGGAGTGTAAAAACTCTCGTCAATTACCTTGACCTCTACGCCTGGTGATGTTAATGCCATTTTTGATCTCCTATCGAATGAGCTGTATATTACTATTATTTAGCAGATAATATAAAAATCACCCTATTAAATCACCAATAAAAGGGGCCGAAAAGGGCAGCTAAATAAATGTATGCGACCTTTATGTAAAAATTGTAAGAAAAAACCAGCTGCTATAAACTATTACAAAGGTAATAAAGTATTTTATAGATCAAAGTGCGAAAGTTGTGCTAGGTATAATGGCACCGGTAAAGGCATTCCTCGATGGGCTCGTCACGGATATGAGAAAAAGAGTCAGTGTGAAAAATGTGGTTTTGAAAGTAAACACAGTGAGCAGTTTGATGTATATCATATAGATGGAGATCTAACAAATTGCAGACCTACCAATTTAAAAACTATTTGTGCTAACTGCCAGAGACTAATTCAAAAGGACGGGGTCCGTTGGAAACAAGGTGACCTAATCCCCGATTTCTAAAAATAGTACGAATAAGCGTATCAACATTAAGTTGTAATCTTTCTAAATCACCATTGTTATCTATAGTATAATCGCACATCCATTGTTCGATACTCATAGAGCTTGGATCTTCTGTAGGTAAATGATCTGTACGATCTACCCAAATAGCATAATCAAAAATTTCTTCATTTTGCATAGCAAAAAATTCTCGTTTATTACGAAGTCCACAATAAATATTATTTTGAGCAAATAAATTTCTACCCAAACGTGCTAAGTCATTTTTACAATAGTTATGAATCATGTCGTACCATTCGGCTCGATGATTATGCCTATCTTCGTAGCATTTGTCTTCGTTAGCGTAACCGTATTTGTCTTTAAGTTCGTTGTAGATAAAAAGCTCTGAACAAAATTTTGAACTAGATTGAAATGTGTAACCGTACTTTTCTAACATTTCGCAGACAGTATCTTTTCCATGTCTGCCGTGTCCGACAACAAGCAATTTAGGTAGCATTAAATGATTCTCCGTACAATATAATTTACATTATATAAGAAAATTAAGTGTTTGTCAACTATTTTTTTTAGTTATTGTTTGAATCCAAGATTCATTTCTGCCTGCTTTCTTTTCTTCCCAATCTTGGATAGCACGTTTGATAGAATCTTCTGCTAACACTGAACAGTGTATTTTGATAGGAGGTAATTCTAGTGCTTCAGCAATTTCTTTATCTTTAATTTCTTTTGCTTCGCTAATAGTTTTGCCTTTTAGCATTTCTACAAACATACTGCTAGATGCAATAGCACTGCCGCAGCCGTAAGTTTTAAATTTTACATCTAAAATTGTATCTGTTTCAGGATCTAGTTTAAGATCCAATTTCATCACATCTCCACATGCCGGAGCGCCAGTCATACCAACTGCAACATTAGGATCGTTTGGATCAAAGCGACCTACGCCATGTGCACCTGGATTATTAGTAACTTGTTCGAATCTGTCGATTACTTTTTTTGAATATGCCATAATATTTTTTAATTATACAATATAATATTGGTTATGTCAACCTATTAGCCTATTAAGAATCCATATCCTGTGCCGCCAGCAACTGCACTACTTACATCTGCTTCTAGTTTTTCCATCTCTTGAACAGCTTCTGCTTTTAGTGTATCACCATTAAGACTAGTGCCGCCTTGAGGTCCGGCAATAGTTGCAAACTTACTACGTGCTTCGCCAAGCATATACTTACAACTTGCAAGTGTATAATCTTTAATCCACTGTTTAGCAAGATAATCTTCTAATAGCTGACTGTCTGGTCTATAATTATAGCACATTAATAATACTTCTTCGTTTGCTCTTGGGCGTTGAAATAGTGTAAGTTTTTTCGTTGTAGTATTCCATTTAAATTCAATAAACGAACCAAACATTCTACCTACTAGTTCTTGATACTGTGCAAACATATCGTATGTTGCAAGTCCGCCCATTTGTGTACTACCACTTAACAAATAAGTGTTTGTATATGCAAGATTAAACGGTTCAAATACCGTTCCTCCACCGCCGTTGCCTGTTCTCGAACCAATTGACCTACGGAAAATTTTTCTAACTTCAATAACTTCGCTTGGTAAAATATAATCGTTTGTATCTTCTAGCAAAGGTAAAAAGATATACGACTCTTCTACACTGTGGTCGCTTCTTTGTCTATATTTTGATAGAGCTTTACCTAACGCTGTTTCGTAGTGCTCTGGATCAAGCTCAACATCGACCATTCCGCCGCCTAAGAGGCTGTAAACATAGTCATATACTTCTTGTTTTTGTTTGATTAATTCTGCCATATGAAGTTCTCCGTACTAGTATTTATCGTTTCGATAAATATGTATATGCCAAGACTAAGTTTATACAAACCACAAAAGGGTAATGATTACAAATTTATGGATCAGCGCATCTATGAAATGTTTACTGTTGGCGGTACTGATATTAATATACACAAGTATATAGGTACTGATGACGGCGAAACAGCAAAGGATCATACACAAATACAGGACTTACTATTTTTAGAAAATAGAGACAGAAAATACGATCCTGACATATACACTATTAGAGGTATTTACAATGTTCAAGACATAGATTTTGATCTAAGTCAATTTGGATTATTCTTAAGTAATGACACATTGTTTATGACTGTACATATAAACAGTAGTGTTGAAGCAGTTGGACGTAAAATTATGAGTGGAGATGTACTAGAACTTCCGCACTTAAAAGATGAATATGCAGAAAATGATTTTGCTACAAGTCTTAAAAGATACTATGTAGTAGAAGATGTTAATCGTGCAGCAGAAGGATTTTCTCCAACTTGGTATCCTCATTTGTATAGACTAAAATTAAAATCAATAGTAGACAGCCAAGAGTATCGTGATATACTAGAACGTCCTGAAAATGACGATTTGTTTATGGGCGATTATGATGAAACTGTTACGTATGCTGTAGGAGAAACTGTAAAATATCAAGGAGTATTGTACGAAGTAATACAAGAAACAACAGGAAATTTACCTACAGATACAAATTTTTGGCAAGAATATCAAGACAATACTTTAAGAGATTTGCTTTCAACATATGAAAAAGAAATGCAAATTAATAACGCTGTACTTTCTGAAGCAGAAGCTGACGCACCAAAAAGTGGTTACGATGTAAGTCATTATTATACAGTTGATGTTGATGATCGTGGCAATGCAACTGTTAATACAGTTGAAGATCCTACAGCAAGTGCGCCGGAGAAAATGGGATATGCAGGTTACTTAGTAAGTAACGGAGAACCGCCCAATGGTGCTGCATTTGGTAGCGGCATTAAATTTCCTGCAGAAAATGATGCTGGAGATTATTTTTTACGTACTGATTATTTGCCAAATAGACTATTTAAATTTGACGGGCAACGATGGTTGCGTATGTACGATGATGTTAGAATGACAATGACTAACACCAGTGAACGTAAAACTCAACTCACATCATTTATTAATAATAATACAGTTAGTGAAATTGGCGGTGAGCAAGTTACAGAAAAGCAAGCACTTTCTAAAGCATTACGACCAAAGGCGGATGATACATAATGGATTTCTTTTACGACGGACAAATTAGACGTTATATTACTCAAATGATAAGACTTATGAGTAACTTTAGTGTTTCAGATGCACACGGAAACTTAACACAAGTACCTGTTATGTACGGAGACTTAACACGCCAAGTTGCAAACATTATTAGAGATAACTCAGAAAATAAATTACCAAGTGCTCCTAGAATGTCAGTATATGTTACTGGATTAGAAATGGATAGAACTAGGACTGCTGATGCTAGTCTAATTAGTAAAGTTCATATTAGAGAACGTGCATATGACGATCAAAATAACGAATATCTAAATACTCAAGGTAAAAATTATACTGTTGAACGTGCTATGCCTAGTCCATATATATTACGGTTAAATGTAGATATTTGGGCAAGTAATACAGAACAAAAGTTACAAATAATGGAACAAATATTAGTTTTGTTTAATCCAAGTTTTGAAATACAAACTACAGATAATTATATTGACTGGACTAGTTTAAGTGTAGTTAATTTAGAAGGTATTACATTTAGTAGTAAAAGTATTCCTGTAGGTGTTGATAGTGATATTGATGTAGGACAAATTCAATTCAGTACTCCAATATACATATCTCCGCCGACAAAAGTTAAAAGACTTGGTGTTGTTACAAATATTATTTCAAATATGTTTAACGAAGATTCGGGTTCTATTGAGCTCGGCCTTAATTTATCAGTAGGTGTTCAAGACGGTGCAGAGCCGCAATTTGCAGCCAGCTTAGGCAATAAAGGAAATGTTGTTGACTCTGGAGAGTTTCCTAATAGTGGCGATGGTACTATGGATATTGATACTAAGTTTAGATGGGAAAGTATTGTTGCTGCAAGTACATATCAAAATTACGGATTGATGGTACTTGGTAACGAAGCACAACTTATAAGCAAAAATGTAGTAGGAGAAGTGTCTTGGGAAGAATTAGTAGAAGCAATACCAGGATCATATAGAGCAGGTGTTAGTAGATTATATTTAAAAACAGACGATAGTGATAATTATATCGCAGGAACATTTACCATTAATCCTCTAGACAAAACTACAATAGTTATAACATATGACGAATTAAGAGACGATACTGCTATTACTGGTCCTGCAGGTGTACGCACATCAGTTGATTACATTATTGATCCTTTAAGATTTGATCCTACACAAGATAAAGCACCTGGCATACGATTAATGTTACTTGGTAACATTGGAGATGAATCAAACACAGACGGCGCTGATGCTTGGAAAAATGATAACGGTACAGACTTTATTGCAAGTGAAAATGATATAGTTGAATGGGACGGCACAACTTGGAATATAGTCTTTGATGCTAGTGAAACAGAAACAATTACATATGTTACTAACCTCAATAAAAATCATCAATATAAATGGAATGGTGAATTTTGGATACGTTCCTATGAAGGCGAATACTCAGGAGGGACCTGGGGTCTTCAGCTCGACGGCTAACTATTAGTATGACAGAGATAGTTTGTAGTGGTGCGCTTTTTTATTCAAAGCAAACCAAAAGAATATTTTTATTACAAAAAGCAGAAGGAAAAAACAGGGGTACTTGGGGCCTAGTCGGTGGCACTAACTTTAGAGAAGAAAGTGCATGGCAAGGACTTCAACGAGAAATTGAAGAAGAAATTGGGTTTCTTCCTAATATTATAAAAACAATTCCTTTAGAAACATTTATATCAAGTGATGAAAAATTTAACTTCCATACTTTTTTGTGTGTAGTTGAAGATGAATTTATACCTATTTTAAGTCACGAACACAAAGGATGGGCATGGAGTGAAATTAGAGAAACTCCAAAACCTTTGCATCAAGGTTTACGAAGAAGCCTTTCAACTAAGATTATAGTCAATAAGTTACAAACAGTATTTGAAGTAATGGATTTAATATAAAAAAGGACCATTAAGGTCCTTTTTTTTATTGATGTGGTACATCTTGTTCCAATGTTGGATCATATACATATGGATCAGCTAAGTGTGCATCGTCTGCATATGCTGGGGGCCAATCTGGCTCGTATGCCATACCTTCGTTACTAGGTACCGCTCCATCTGGAATGTAAGGATCTGGTTTTTCTAATATGCCCTGATCGTCGTCGTTTGGATCATTATCTGGTGGAATTGGTCCTAAAATTCCCGTGTTTGCAGATGTTCCAAATTGTACATCATCAGCATCTGCTAAAGTATCATCAGTGTGTGGATCTGAACGTAGGCTAAAAAATCTAATTGCTTCTGCTTTTGAATTAAACCAATAATATCCATTTACAGGATAATCATATGTATCTTTGTCTGCACGTTGAATCATTTCGCCGCCTGGCCACTGTACAAAGTTTGGCGCAAACGCTAGATCTTCGTCTCCTCCAACTTTTGAATAAAATCCCGACTCTTCGTTTAAATTTGTTGAAAATGTTTTTATTTCTGCCATTATTTTACCTTATCCGTTTAGAATCCAATTTTTATTTAGAGCTATATCTCTATCAGTTTGTGTTAGTGTTTGTAATCCTAAGTTACCGCCTATAAACAACGTATACGCTGTAGCTTCGACTCTTCCGTCTGGCTTAGTTTCTGCAACACTGTTGTCCCATAAGTTATTAAACATGTTTACAATCTGAGCTCTATCAAAACTACAGTTTCTAAAATACATCTGTCTACGTACATTAGTAACATTAATTTCTTGCAGAGAACTACAATCTATAATAAACTGATTAATTCCTGCTGTTGCACTTGTTGATTCAGTAGTAACATTTTGTAAATTATATGTGCCTGGTAGTTTTGTAAGTGCTCTACAATAACCCCACATACGTGCAACGTTTGTTGCGTTACTAGTATCAAATGTAGCATCTACAACTGTAAGAGTTTCACTACCATAGAACATATAACGGAAGTCTGAACACGAACTGCCAGGGCCATTTAGGTCTGGAATATAATGCATAGCTCTTGGGTTAATTGCAAATGCATAAGCATTTGTGCAGCTCGATAGATCAACACCTGCTGGGAATTCTCTAAGAGCATACATATATGCAAAGGCATATCTCATATCGCCGCCCTGTGAAGTATCCATTGTTGGTAGATATTCAATATTACGGCAACTTTGTAAAAACTGATAAAATCTAAAAATCTGTCCAAAGCTCATAGGCGGTATTGTGTTTAGAGCAAAACAGTTAGTAAACAGCCTATATCCGTCAAAGCTTCTTGGATTACCATCAATGTCTAAATATGTTTTGTTAAAGAAGTTTGTTGGAATCTCTGCTAGGTTATAGCAACCGTAGAATATGTAATCAAGGTTTGTGTTTTGGCTGTCAGTGTGTGCAAAAATTTCAAAATTTGGCACACTAGGTAAGTTGTGACAATCCCAGAAAATAGCATCATAGTTACGCAATTCTGTAGTAATAAACTCGTCATTAATTTGATTAAACTTCTCTAATACTCGACAGTATCTAAACATACCACGCATGTCTGTTGCTGAACTTGTATCTAAGTGGAATGGTATTTCTGTTAAACTCAAGCAGTTATAGAACATGTAGTAGAAGCTAGTAGCGTATTGTGTGTCTAGTGTAATGTTAGTAAACTCTGATAGTGAGTTACAGTTATAAAATAAATCACGGAATTCTGTAGCCTGATTAACTTGGTTAATGTTACGCAGTGCTGGTGCTTTAATGAGCGAAATACAACTATGGAAAATACCACGTAGTCGTGTAGCACTTCTACAGTCAAGTTCCCAGTCAAGACCTGTCAGTGAAAAACAGTTAATAAACATACGATAGAAGTCAGTAACGCTCTGTGTGTCAATATAACCAATCTCGCTCAAGTAGTAACAACTAGTAAACAGGTTATCTAAGTCAACTACTTGACTTGAATTAGATAGTGTAGGTGCAACACGTAGTTGGTTCATACCAGCAAACATACCGTTAATCCGTGTACATGCGCTTAGATCAAATGTATCTTGTGTTAGACGTTTAATATTAATACAACCATTAAACATGTTATCCATACGTGTTACACCGCTAGTATCTAGTGATGGCAAGTATTCTAGTCTATAACATGCTAAGAACATTCTGTCCATACGTGTAATCAAGTTATTTGAACCAATAAATCTTGTATACTTAACTTTAGTACACGACTCCATTAGACGATATGCATTGGTACACGAACTTGTATCAATTTGTGGCATTTCTGTTAATGATCTTAATGAAAGGAACATACCGTCCATACG